GGTTCTGTAGTAGCCGGTTCTGTAGTAGCCGGTTCTGTAGTAGCCGGTTCTGTAGTAGCCGGTTCTGTAGTAGCCGGTTCTGTAGTAGCCGGTTCTGTATTGAGAAATTCTAAAATTGAATGAACTGCTGCAATCAGTTCTTTTTGGTTGTTGATTTTCATATGATCTCCTTTTTCTATAAATCCTTGCCGACTCGAATAATCGAGAGTGATTAAAGGTATCCGTATTGCTCGCCAATGGCAATGAATTCCTTCTTTATTGATCCGTCTGGGATTTCATCTAAGGTGAAATCTTCGGTTCTCTTTTTCCAACTGTTGACTGTTGTATCTGCGAATGCGTTTGAGGCATTTTTGATCCCAAGAAAGTTGAGTAATGGTTGGCTGCACTTGTCTTCGACTTTGTGCCTCATGTTTTTATATGAAGAAATTTTTGATTCTATCATGGCATTCCAGTTTGTGTAGTAATAGCAAGCCTTCTCAATGCTGTTTTCTATTTGATTTAATTCCGGCATTTGTTCCAAAACAAACGACAACCAGAGGTCGTGTTTTGGATGTGGTTCAAAAAAGTCAATGTCTTTAACGTGTGAGCTAATGACTTTCAAAGGGTGTCTCACAACATGAATCATTTTGGTTGATTTGAATAAATCGTCATCCAAAAACGGTGCAGCCATATAGCTTGACTCTGCTTGTATCTTGCCTTTAAGGTCTATCCAGGAATCAAGGGGTTTTTCATTAAGAACATCGTAGATCGAGCAATAACTATTTTCTAATTCTCTTTGCATTTGCAGTGTTTCTTTTGCGGCCACCAATCCTTGGTAATTGAATATTGCTTCGTGCGTGCAGTTGATTCCTAGACTGGTCAATAAGCGTGCCATGTATACGCTGCCGCATCGACCTGTTCCTGTGACCAAATAATCAAGTGTCAATCTTGGCTTGACTTTAAGCATTTGTATTCCTTTTCATTATGTTGAGCAATTCCACGTTGCACCCAACAGCTTTTGCGTAAGCAATGAAATTGTTCATGATGTCTCGTTGAATGGGGCCAGATATTAACTTCATGGGGTCTGTTTGCCCGATGACAATCCATGCTTCTCGTAGTTGATTGAAGTCGATGCCACCCAGAGTCGATACGTCTTTGATTTTCTGCATTAGTTCATGTTGAACCGATTCAAATACTGTCTTGGAATATTTGAACATCTCGCACGTTCTTGCATCTGTCTGAAGGTAGCGATATTTGTCCTTGGTGATTAAGGCGAAAAGCTCGACTGCTTCCTTGGTGTCTTCTGGACTCCCTCCAAAAAGAAAACCTCCTGGTTCGCAGGCAACGTGAACGATTCGCTGTCCAGTTAGAGCTTTTAGCCTATCCGTTGTTCCAGGTTCTACTGGAGAGGCGATAATGAATAGACCAGCATGGCAACCTTGAATGGCATCCTCGATTAGCACGGTGTCGCAACGGAAGTCCTCAATTTTAGGCTTCTTGGTTAGTCCACAGTTTTTTGTCAGGGCGGTTTCGCAAATCATCACATAATTGAACCAAGTTGGTTCTTCTTTTTCTACCGTCCAGATATTGAGGGTGCTAACCTCGTGGTGGTCCTTGAAGAATTGCCACATTCCTTCGCCTGACAGGTTGTCTCCCACGATTAAGATTCTAGCCATTGATGATTTTCTCCGCTTTGCTCATTGCGGAAGCTACAGTTTGGTCGATGTCAAGATATTTGTATTCTCCCAAACGGCCTCCGAATGTTATGTTCTTTATGTCTTTTTTGAGATCGAAGTATTTAGAGTATAGTGCCGAATTGATCTCGTCTCTTATTGGGTAGTATGGCTCTGGGTGGTCTTTGAAGGAGATTGGGATGTCGTAGGAAACTACGGTCGGTTCAGTTGTGTCAATCAACGGCTCGTGCTTGGGGCCACGCTTATGAAAGTGTTTGTGTTCGATGCTCCGAATGTATGGCACAGATTGGTCAACATAGTTGAATACGGCGTTCCCCTGAAAATCGCCCTGGTGGAGTCTGTGTTCAAATCGGAGCGTATTGTATTCAAGCTCCCCATATTCGTAATTGAAGAACTTGTCAATTGGTCCCGTGTAAACTAAATGGTTTGCAAAGTCCTGCCAGTTGTTTTTCATATCGAAGAAATCCACTCCTAGCTGAACCTCTATGCCGTCCAGCATGTTTTCGACCATTTTGCCGTACCCATCTTTGGGTATGCCTTGGTATTTTGTAACGAAGTAGTTTTCTTCATATGTGAAACGAATAGGCAATCTTTGGATGATTGAGCTTGGGAGTTCTCGTGGCTCCTTCATCCATTGCTTCTTGGTGTATCCATAGATGAATAGTTCGTAGAGTTCACTTCCAATTTTGTCCAATGCCCATTCTTCAAAGTTGCGAGGGTTGTCGCATACAACCCGAACAGAGTTCAGTTTTCTTCTTGCTTGTTCTGGGGTGATGACGCCCCACAGTTGGTGCATCGTCATCATGTTGATCGGGAATGAATAAACTCTATCGCCGGACAACACCTTGGGCTTATTGATGAATGGTTCGATCTCTGAGAACTGGCTCAGGAAGTTCCAAATTGCATCGCTTTGCGTGTGCAGAATGTGCGCACCGTATTCCGAGACGATAATTCCATTATCCCATCGCTTATCGAATGCGGCACCAGCCATATGCGGCAAGCGGTCGATAACTAGGCATTTCTTTCCTAGATCAGTGGCTCTGCGAGCAAACGTCGCTCCAAAGAACCCTGCACCAACGATTAAGAAGTCGTATTTCATAATGATCCTAAATAAGCAGCTAGGAGTGCGTCACAGTAGTCTTTTTGGGATGACCAGCCGTATTTGTAGCAATCTCGGTTGCCCAAAAAGTTTGTAACCCAAAAGTCGATGTCATTTTCCATGCGATAGCCCCACGCTATTGCAGTATTCTTTCTGGCCGCTGCTCCCCATAATCCTGCCCAACTATCACAGGAAACAACTACATTCGCTCGATACATTGTAAAAGCAATTGCTTCTAATATTGACCATTTGCCACAACGGTTGTCGATATGAGGTATGTATTCATCTTTGACACAGAGATGAATTGGATCATCTGCTGCACCAACCATCACAATTTGATACCCTTTGTTAATCAGGGTTCGCAGGCACCGATCCCATACAGGAATGTAGTCATCCAGGTGTTCTTGGGGCTTCATTCTCAAGCTGATAGGCTGGAATACAGCGATCTTGTCCCCAGGAACATCAGGCGTTAAATCTCTGAAGTCCACCCATTCACGGATGTCGTTGTAGTCTCGACCCATCATTGGATGTTCGATATTTGCATTGTATTTTTTGCTAAACTTGAATGTCTCTTCGTTGCCGTGTTCGACATCCATAACCACTTCCTTGATGAAATTGGTTCGTCGCCAGATTTCATGAACGATTGGGTTGCTGGGGATATTGATGCCATTAGCAATCAAGAATGGCGTCGTGTGAATGATCGCCTTTTCGTGATTACTGGTGGCTAAAGCAATATGCTGGCGACACAGGTTTAAGGCTGTGTCGCCAATCGCTCCAGATTCAGCGTAAATATGCAGGTCTGACATAACTCTATTACAGTATGAAAAAGACTGATCTTCAGTGGCTAACTGCCATTATGAATTCCGAACTGGACGCTGGCACCATCAGCGGTCGAGTGATATTGGATCGTTTGCGATTGATTGACGAAGACTCTCGCAAGACGGCTCCGTATCTCGATCACCGATATGCGCCCTTTTACTATCATCTTGGCAAGCATGTGGAGCCTCTATCCGTAATGGAAGTAGGATTTAGTCTTGGCTTGCTAAGTGCCAGCTTCTTAACATCATGTAAGTCAGCTAAGAGATTTTTTGGCTACAAAGAAAACAGTCCTGATTTCACCCCTACCCGTATTGGCAAGGCAAATATCAACCTCAGATTCAAAGGCGAGTCAAAGTTTTACATCGGAAGTGTTTACGATCAGGAATTTATCGACATATTTTCACCAAATCCGTGGGATTTAGTCATACTTAATGATGAGACGGTCTACGACAAACATCTGGAATATCTGGATGCCGTATGGCCCCAAGTCAGCGAACACGGTCTTATAGTTGCCGAATATATTGACCGACACATTCCTGCCAGGGACGCTTTTTTTGCTTTCTGTGAGAGTAAGAACCGAAAGCCAGTGGTGTTTGAGACAAGATACGGGACCGGCTTACTTCAAAAATGAAAGGTGGTTTTAATGAAAATGAATAAGGATGAGTTGAGAGAATATTTGAACAAAGACATCGAAAGTCTTCGTTCCCTGAATTTCAGTGAGCCGTACATCAAGTCGGTATCTGAAAATACAAGCAAATGGGCAGGCACAGGCTTATTGGGCGGGATTAACGATCCGCATATTGGCCGCAATGTGGCAACCCTTTTAGAAAACCAAAGGCTGTTCAACGAACAGTGGCCGGGGAAAGGCATATCCTTGATCCCTGAAGGAGCGGAAACCGACATTCCAATGGACCAATGGGCCAGCCAGTGGAAGCGTGTCAGCATTCCTGTGATGCGACGTGTATTCGGTGAGAATTTCATTGGCCATCATATTGTGTCTGTTCAGGCCATGAAAAGCGGTCAAGAGAATACTTACTTGATCGGCTTCGATGGTCGCACTATGTCGGGAATGACTGAGGCGAATACTCGTCGTTTGTCGGTTTCTTGGGAACCTCCCATTTGGAAATATTCGGAAGACGGCAATGCTAAATGGGCCGAGTTTCGTGGTGAGACATATGTGATGGGTCTGGATGCAGAAGCGGAAGCGACTGCGGTATTCTCTGAGGCTGTATGTCATGATTTTAGCCGAGAGATTATTCGAGACTTGGCCTTAAATGCTGGCAAGTTAGCCGTTTACGAATACAAGGACGAGAATCATCTTCTGTCGCTTGTTGAGGGAATGAGTGCTTATATTGCTGCTAAGTGTTATAACCGGGAGGCCACCTGGGTTGTAACGAGTCCTGCGATTGTGAAGCTGTTAGGAGAATATATCGAACCAGCTACAGATCAGTGGAACAACATCGTAAATATCAATGCCCAAAGAAATGGCGTCAACAAAGTTGGGGTGTTGAATAAAAAATGGCAACTGTTCGAGGATTCTACGGCACCAGCGGGAAATATACTGTTGGGGCTTAAAGATCATCGAAATCATTATTTTTCAGGATATGTATTTGCCCCGTTCTTGCCAGTTAATCCTACTCCATCTTGGAGGACCGATGAGCAAGAACAAACTGGACAAATATTGGCCCGCTACGGGAAGCGGCTCACCAATCCTGGCTTTTACGGCACGATCAAGATTGAGAACTTGCCAGAAGCCACTCCCTTAGAGAAACCAGAACCGGAAGAGGCCGAAAGCGAGGAATAATGGGATTTGAAGTAACCTACAAGTACCACGAACGAGTTGAGGGCGACTACAACAAGGAGGAAACCAAGTCCTTCAAGAAGAAAGTCGGCGACCCGTTTGAGGACGTATCATTGGAAAAGCTGGCGGGTGCTGTTATGGCCCAGCTTGCTCGTCGTGACGTTTGGATTGTCGATGTGGAGGTCTTTGAGTTATCTAAGAAGCCCGTCAGCTTCAAAGAGTCCAAAGGCGGGATTATCTTAAAGAACAAGAAGTTTAATTTCGACGGTGGTGGCGAAGACGCATCTACCGTTATTGTTCAAGATATGGTCCAGGCACCGCCGCCACAGCCGGTTCAATTGCCTCAGCAATATGCACAACCCAGCAATGGGCAGCATGTGAATATTCAAGGGCAGGCGGCACCGCCAAACCCCTCCAGGGGAGTGCATCCTCACGAACAGGGGCAACCTCGTCGCCCGATAGACTGGATGGTATTTTCGCCGGAACTTCCACAGATGGCAGAAGTGAAGCAGAAGAACCTCCGATTCACTCCCGAAAAGAAATATCCAGTATTCGAGAAGCGAGAAGGCGTCGGTGGGGAAATATTTGTCATGATCGACGATACCGGACGGGAACAACTGGTTTCCGACAAATATTTTGTCCCCGGAAACGTCCAGTTGATGGCCGATAGAGAGCTTGGTTTTTCTCAGAATCAACAGCAGCGTGATGGTGGGAAGCTATATTGGGGTGGTGCAAACCAAGAGCCTGATATGCCAGACATCAGACGCCGATAAACAAAAACAAAAGCCCGGAGCAATCCGGGCTTTTTCTATTTATCGAACTCCATTATCCTCGTATACTTCAAATATCTCGGAGGGAAATATGGCTACTCAAAGACAAAAAGAAAAGAAGAAGAAGGAACGTGAACGAATTGCCAAGGCACGGGTCTTGGTACGTCGTGAAGCTCTGCGTAAGGAGCGAAAGGCTGAAAAGGAAGAACAGCGAAAGTTCGAGGAAGCTCAACAGATTATGCACGGCAAGCAATTGCCGATCATCAATAATCCAGCAGTTGTTGCCCAGCGTGAAGCGGCTCGTGCTAGAGCCGTATCAGATAAACTGAAACAAAACCTGGAGATATTGGAAGCTCTTGAACGTGAATATGAAAACGAGCAAGCCGCCCGTGCGGAAATGAACAATAAGCTCGAATCTGAAGGGCATAAAACAATGCGTGAGAAGATGGACGCCTTGCATCAAAAAGCCCTGGCGATGACAGGCAAGGCAGAAGCATTGGCTCAAGCCGAGGAAGAATATGCTGCACAGCATAGTGGAATGGAATCTGTTGGACACCAAAATATTGAAGAAGAAATTGTTGTAGAGCCGACTATTTCTACTTCTTCCCAAGAAACATAAAAAAACAACTAAAGCTATTGAGTCTCCCGCCGATATAGCTTACAACATCACTCAACGAACGCCGACGACTGTTACTGTGACTATCCAAGACGTTCAGCACTATCAAAATGACTAAGGAGCTAACTGTGGCTAACACTGAATATGAAGGACTTGATCTATCGGAGATGCAACACGAATATGAGCGAGTCAATGCCGAGCCGGGTTCTTTCGGCGGCGACGATTTCCTCGAAAAATTCGTGCGACTCCCGGAACGTGACGGATATACAATCATGCGTATCCTGCCCCGCAAAAAGGGCGGCAAGCATTATTGTGCAACCCGTGTTCACACGCTTTCCAACCCCACTACCAAGAAGAAGAGAACCTATCACTGCCCGAAGGTTCTTGTGCAGACTGAGAAAGGCCCTCGTTGGCAGGGCGACTGCATCATCTGCAAGTATTACGGCGATCTGTGGCAGAAGTCTGAATCCCTGAGTGGCAAGGCCCAAGAAGACTTGCAGAATCAGGCACGGGCCATCAAGCCGGTTGAACGATATTACTACAACGTAATCGTTCGCTCTGAGAAAGACTTCAAGACGGGTGAAGTCAAGAAGAACGTCGGACCCAAGATTTACTCTTGCGGCAAGACGGTTCACGCCAAGATTTGCCGAGCAATCGTCGGTGACGAGAGTGCAGGCGAAAAGGGTCTGGGCGACATCACTCACCCAATGACTGGTCGGGACTTCCGAGTAGTCAAGAAAGTGGTCAAGGGCGGTGGCGGTGCTGAATATCCAAACTACGATAACTCGAAGTTTGAAGAAGTAACGCCTGCTGGTTCACCTGACGAACTGTCTAACTGGATTGAAAACCTTAACGATCTTCAGGCGCTTCGGGCCATCAAGACCGAAGATGAATTGAAGCACGCTCTCCGTGTCCACTTGGGCATGGTCAAAGAGGGCGAAGCTCAAGACGACGACCTGAACGAATTCCGCAATGCTGGTCACACGGCTTCATCGCCTTCGACTGCATCGGAGTCGGTTCGTGAGGAATTGACTGTCAGCAGCACTCCTGCCGCTTCTGAAGGCAAGAGCGGAGAAGAGATTCTCGCTGACGACGATTTCATGAAAGAACTCGAAGGTATGTAACCTTCCACGAACGAGCATGGAGAAATTCTCCATGCTCGTTTTTTCTCAATGACGTTATGTGATGTCATCTCATCTGATGTTTTGTGGCGTATTGTACTGCGGAGATAATCCGTAGTTATTTGAAAGGAAAATTCATGAAAACTGCAAGTGTAACTATTCAAGGCGTTGCGTCTCTGCTTATGAATCGTCGTCCTATGGAAGAAGAAGGGGCGGCTCCAAAAGTCAAAAAGAAGGGCCAACCGATGGACCATACTGCCGACGCTGAAAAGAAATCGTATTTCGATGAAAAGATCGGATACTATGTTCCATCAGACATGATCGAGGGCGTTCTTAGAGAAGCAGGCAAGAATCTCAAGGCCGGTCGAGGCAATTTGAAGAACACTGTATTGGCAGCAGTGTTCTGTGGAGAAGAAATGGTTCCGCTTGGTCGTAAAGGTCGTAAGGATTATGACAAACTAGATCAACGCTGGACTACTCACCCAAGCACCAAAAACAGTGTGTTGACCAGTCGAATCAGATTCGACAAGTGGAAGTTGACTTTTACGATCAACTTTGATGAGTCTCGTATTGATGAAAATACACTCAAAGCACTTATCGAAGAAGCTGGTATTGCCAAGGGCATCGGCAGTTATAAGCCGAAGTTCGGGCGATTCAAATTGGTTGAGTTTGAAGTTCAATAACGGCTACTGGAAGACCTGCGGGTTCAAGTCCCGCAGGCCGTTTTCATGTTCTGTGACGTGATGTCATGTGGCGTGGTGTTATGTCCTGTCTTGCACAACAGGTTTGACCTGTTGTTTTATAAGCCGGTTGGCGTAATCAGGTTCGATCCCTGATCGGCTTTTGATGTGATGTTGTGTGATGTTGTGTGTTGTCGTGGCTTGTCATGTGTTGTATTGCACAACAGACTTGATCTGTTGTTTTTATGACTGATGGTCGTAGGTGGGTTCGACTCCTGCCGGTCATTTATTGTGCCGTGGCGTACTGTCATGTGATGTCATGTGCTGTGATGTATTGTTTTGCATAACAGGCTTTACCTGTTGTTTTTAGGATTCGCAAATGGATGATCTTGACCAAATATACGATCTGGCTGAAGAGAACAAGCTCATTACAGAAACCGCCAAGGCGGTGAAAGCATACATCAAGAAAACATGGCCTAAATTTGATGTTCACCTTGAAGTGCCACTGAAGGATATTTTTCCTGATCCGGGCAAAGGTGGGCTTCAGAGTATATGGAAATTCGGATCAGCAGATATTGTGGTCTATCTTGACCATAAAATAGTTGCTATATTTGAACCCGGTGGCGCACACCACTTTAACGATCCAAAGCAAATAAGAAGAGACAAGTGCAAATGGAAGCTATGCGAAATAAACAGGGTCAGGTGTTTTCGATTCGCCAACAATGTTCCTGGTGCTTTGTCCAACAAAAAGAAACGTGAAATGTTCGGCAGATATTTATTTGGCACAAAAAAAGAATAGCGTGTTGTAATGTTATCTTTTGTGTTGTGATGTACTGTGGTGTACGATAGGATTGACCTGTCGTTCCTTTTATAAGAGGTTAAAAATGGCAAAGAAGAAAGCTACTGTTGCGGGCGGTGGAGTTGATGATGATTTTTTTGAGACACTAGCCGAATCAACGGGCGGCGATGTTTTGGATACCATAGATTCTGTTCGGTATTTCGTCGATACTGGCTCACTCGCTATCAACTACATTTGTTCTGGGCAGTTCATCACGGGAGGTATTCCTGGTGGTAAGCTGACAGAAATCTATGGACCCAACTCGTCCTCGAAGTCGTTGTTGGGTGCGAACATATTGTTCGGCACACAACGAGCGAAGGGCATTGCGGTTCTGATGGACTGCGAGAACTCTGCAAACAAAGAGTTCATTCAACAAGCCTCTCACTGTAACTTGAAGCGTATTGTGCGTCATACACCACAGTCGCTTGAGCAAGTATTCACCAAGATGTACAAGGTGATTGAGAAGGCTCGTGAAAAGATTCCGATGGAAGTTCCCATCGTTATTGTTTACGACTCAATCGGCGTTTCTCCGTCCGAGCGTGAGTTGAAGGAAGTGGCATTGCCGGAAGGTTATACTGCTGCTGACTTCAAGCGTATTGTTGGTGGTCACGAACAGCCGGGCGAACGGGCCAAGATTTGTTCCCGTGAATTCCGCAAGCTGAACACCGTGATGGAGAAGAACAACGCTACCGTTGTCATCTTAAACCAGACTCGTGCTAAGATCGGCGGTTACGCCCCTATGGGGCAGCAGGCGTTGACTACGGCTGGTGGCGGTAACGCACTTCCCTTCTATGCTTCTTGTCGTCTTGAAACCAGGACGCAAATGAAGATCGAAAGGAAGATCACAGCGAAGAAGAAAAAGATTCTCGGCATCAATGTGAAGCTGAAGAATGTAAAGAACAAGACTCACCGGCCCTTTGTCGAGTCGGAGAACATTCAGTTGTTGTTCGATAAAGGCATCAACCCACTCAGCGGTCTGCTAAGTTGTTTGCTGGACGCAGAACGCATTGAGATCAAAGGCTCTGGAAACTTTGTGGTGAAAGAGCCTTGGGCCGGTGGGTCTGAAGTCAAGTTCAAGGCCAGCATGGAACGCAATGACCTTCCTGCTGAAATCTTGATGCAGTGTCCGGCTTTGATCGACGCAATTTCTGCGGAGCAGATCAAGGATTACCTGGAGCCATTCCAAGAGTCCATCAATTTCCGACCTGAAGACAATACCGACATTGAATTAAGCGGTGTCGGCGATGACGATGATGACGATATTGATGAAGAGTTGGAAGGCTAAAGGCCCATAAGTTCCGACAACGGGCCGGTCTTGAGCCGGTGGTGTCGGCAACTGTAAGTAATCACATCATTTGGTCCGCTGGTAGCGTCAAACACTATCAGCGGATAATTTTGCGCCATGTCGCCATCTAAGTAAACGGTTAATTTGCCTTCATTGGTTGCAGACCAGAGGCCAATTCTGTTTCTGTGGTTATTGTGGATGAATATTTCTTCAACGACATTGTTGGGATTCATAATGACCCATTTCTTGTGGTTGTCTGTTATGGATGAAGAAATAAAAGATAGATTCTTGTAAGGAGCTTCATGTTCAGGCGACATAGATTCCAGCCAATTCATTACGCAGGCATTTTTGTCTCTGCCCACCCAATGAATGTGATTGAAGTGTCCGTGGAATTCTGAGAATTTGCAAATCTCCGGTCGAACAGTCAAAAACTTCACCGTTGTTGGGTGTACTTTCACCATGCGTGCGCAGAAGCACAATCCGTGATCTCCATATCCTTCAGGTATTTCTTTTCTTAGTTTGAAATATTTTTGAGCATTGGCGTCATTCAGGATTCTCTTCATAGCGGCATTGCTGGTTATTGACATTTCGTATTCGTGCGGTGGAGTATCATCTGGATGTTTATACCAATGATTGAAGCCCAATTTTTCTAATACGAATCTTTCAACTGGTTGAACATCCCAATTGAGTTCTCCCGTGATGTGATATTCTCTTTCGTGATCGAAGTGCGTCTCCAGGTTATTCATTAGCCCACCGATGTCATTCATGGTGTCTTCGTCAATGCGATAGTACCACTTGGCCGTATCTGGCTTGGCGATTGCATCGTAGTAGTGATAAATTCTTTGGGCGACGTGTTTGTACGGAGTGACAGCAATTTCAACATCAACACCGTCTGGCCAACCACTTTCAAATACCGACACATCATTGTCGCAGGCAGCAGCCAGAATGAGTTTTACTTTGTAATCGCCTATGTTTCTGAGGCCCCATCTTTTGAAGTCCACGAATCTTTGGACCATCTGGCCTTCAGCCGGGACGAGTATTTCTAAGTCGTACATTAGTTTACCTTGTATTGTCCTGCGCCCAATTTTAAGAATTTGAACCCTTCTTTTTCGAGTTCAGATTTCACACGACGCACATGATTACAGAGTGCAGCGTCGGTCAATTTGTATCGCTTGAATCGTTTCTTCAACTCTTTTAGCGATACGGTATTGCGATTTTGGAATTGTTCGTTGACGTACTTCTTTACCTTGTCGGCAATACGCAATATTTCGGTTCGAGAACGTCCTTCTGTGGACATCTTAGTTTCGATGACCTCATATTGAACTTTTGGCTTTTTGTAGGCCGGATCGCACAATGCAGGTGCTAGTTCCTCAAGCTCCAATACCGTTCCTTCTTCCAATTTGACTATTGAGATTTCGGCATTGAAGGCTTTCGAGAACTCGATGAGTTGAATGAAATTCTTTTCGTGAGTGAAGAACTTGCGTTTGTCCTTCGTTTCGATGAGTAGGCAATTCATAAATTTACTCCTTGTAATGAAATTATATCGCCGACTCAGCGATCCTGGTGTTTAGGTCATATAATTATCGTAGAATTGGGGATAAAGCGCATGGACTCACCTAAAGAAAACTTGAATTTGAACTACGTTCGCAGGTTTGGCGTCGAAATAGAGATCAACTCTTTCGATGGGCGAAACCGCCCTATTGGATACGAAGACGGCGTTCTGCCAGAAGGTATCCATTACATAGGCAATCTGGTTCAAAAGCTCTCAGAAGAGAAGGTTTTGATCCACAAGTGGGGCAACGACCACCATAACGACGTGTGGATCGTTAAGCCAGATGGAAGTTGCGGCATGGAGGTTTGTACGCCCGTAATGAAGGGGTGGAACGGCGTCGTGCGAACTTGTAGGGTCATCGACGGCTTTAGCAAAGACTTAAAGATCGAAGCGGATACTCGCTGTTCGTTTCACGTCCATGTCGATGTCTCGGACCTAACCGAACCCCAGCTTGCCAGCGTTATATCCTGGTGGATTAAATGTGAGCCAGTATTTCTGGACTCAGTTCCAGCCCGTCGTAAGAAGAATCAATATTGCCAGTTCCTTGGTGAAATGGATATATTTGATGATATTGAAGACGGTCTGATGCCAGCCGAACTTTTGCTCAAGAAGGTGGGTCATTGCAAATACTACACCATCAACACTTTCCACTATCAAAACAAAAAGAGAAAGACCATTGAGTTTCGCATCATGGATAATGCGTGCTGTTTGGACCCGTGGATGGCCAAAAACTGGATTAGGATGGTTTTGCATTTCGTTGAGCGGGCGGCGTCACGAGGTCTACCAGCACCATTTGAGATGGGCAATAAGTGGTCTGGGTATTGTTGGCTTGATCCGTTTGATGTGTTTGACTTCTTGGGGTTCACGCCCGGTCAATATGAAATTTCTCCAGGGTTGCAGCAAGTGCGATCTTGGTTTATTTCCAGATTACATTCTCAGTCAAAAAATACTGGATTGCGTGGAGTCATGAGTGATAAAGGTCGCAGAATATCGCACTCGCAAATTGATGAGTTGTACGCTAATTTGGCCCCACAGGAAGCGGCTCTCTCCGAAGAAGAGATATACAGTGAGAACTTTCGTATTTAAGCGAATATATAAGGCAGGGTGAATTCCCTGAATGAAGGTTTGCTATGTTCTACAAGGAATCAAAACTCGAAGAGATTATCGAAGGCATGAGGGCCTTGGGTGATATGTTAATTCCCTATAACTTCCCAAAGGCACCGCCGCCGACCACAATGGAGGATGATTTGGCTATTTTCAAACAACGAGAAGCCATTATCGACGGGTATCCTATCATGCTGCATTATCAAAAGGCTGATTACGATAAACATCTAATGGAAACTCTTCAGATTTACGGTAAGAGTAGCCCGTTTTTGCCATTCAATTTGATCTGCAAGCTGGCGAAGAGGTTTTTAGGATCGCATCATTTGTCGTTGGTCGAGATTTTCAAAGACAATAGAAAAATCTACATTTGGTCTGTTTGTGTTGATCGCCGAGGCCGACCCATTCCTGCTCCATTCGATATGGAAACCGAGGAATGTGAATTTGAAGGCTTGGACTATCTGTACATGCAGCCTAGTCAGGTGAATTTTTACTAAATGTACAAACTGTTGCTGATAGGTAGTTTTACTACTTGGAGAAACAACACAAGTTGCGAATTCTTCAGCGATGAATTCGCAAAACGATTTTCTAAAATGCCGGTGTCGCTTATCAAGCATCACTTTAACGACCCGGTATTTCCAGAGGCAGACATTGCTTTGATCCACGCCTACGATTCTACCGTAGCAGTTCAGCAAGTTTCTGAGATCAAGAAAAAGGTCAAAAAGGTCGTGCTGTTTATGGAGGAGCCTAAATATGAATTAGGCTTCGACCACTGTTATTTTTACAATCAAAAATATCTATACGCAAAAAAAGGCACCTACATTCATGTTCCTTTGGTCAAAGATCAATATGAAGTAGTGCCTAAAGAGCCTGGGTCTATTTTGTTGGATCATGATTGTCAACTATTCCCAGACCACGGCGTTTCAGGCAACGATTGGACAGAAAAATTGTGGTCGTTTTTTGACAAGAACAAGCAATATAGACCAATTTATCAATTGGAACGTGGTCCTGTATCTCATCCAGATTTCATCAAGAAAATACCGATTCAATCTCATCGAGATTATCTAAAGGCAACTGCTCATATTGAGACTTTTATTTGCACACATGCAGGAAGCTACAATCACACGGCAGTTGATATGGCGGTGCGAGGTTCTAAGGTCATCGTTCCAGTTGTTCCAGGAACGCTACACAAGACATTTGTTCCAGAATGTCTTATCAAAGATTTCAATATGGTTTTGGTGCTTAACGAGCAGCAACTTAATGTGGCATTGGACAATTCGTTTGTGGCAAGGCGTGATCGGCCCGCTATTGATATGGCAACTGATTTAGATGAGGTTGTCTCGATTATGGATAGAGACTTCAAATCTTGGACTAGAAAAAAGGTTGTGCTTCCTTGAAAATTGAATTCTCTTGGCGGGCAGCGTTTTTTGGAGTTTATATCAATCCAGATCGCACCAAGTTGTGGATTTGCATTGTTCCATTTTTCCCTTTATACATTCGACTTTGATTACCAAGTGTGTCCGTAGTGTTTCTTTAGCTCGCTGTCAGTCATTTGAGGGCCGAGCTTGGTTGAGTTCTTGCCGTTCTTTTTGTACCAGTCCAGCACATCTTCGGCGGCGTAACTAGCGGTATCGTCCCAAGTGACAGGTCGCAATTCATGCGTGCCATCTTCGGTGCCATTAACGGGACCAGCAGTGATTGAGTCCATATATTTGGCGAAGTCATATTTGACTGGTGGCGGGACATCTTTGTACATTTCGCCGTTGATTTTGTCCCAGAATTTGTGAAAGCTATCCATGCCTTTATATAGGCTTGGTATTTCCTAATGTGATGTGAAAGCACTTCGTATAGCCATCAGGAGGCTGCGTGTACTTGTCGTGAACAGTCAGACCAAGTTCTGCTCTAATCTCTTCCAGACGAGTGCTGAAGGCATTGATCCACCAATACACTCGACCATTGTGGACGTAATTGGTGTATTCAAATTCAACTTGCTGACCTTCGTACTTTCCCCAATACTCCATATTCACGGAATGTTCGTGTCGCACAACAGAGATGTGTGGGGCGTACCGTTGCGGGTTGAGTGTGATGTATTTGGGCATCATGGAACGACAAAAAGAGGCGATGCCAGGATCAACCTCTAGGACGAGTTTGAACCCAGCATCGCCTGTGTGACTGTATCGAAGTGTTCCCTTACTCTTGTGCAGCAGCATCCCAAAACTCATCGGCCTTCACCAATGCCCTCGTCATATTTTTTGCACCAACGGCGTTCTTGGAATGCACTGCCCAAGTTAGCCGTGGCAGATTGCCGTGATATGCTTGTTCTTCAATCCAATTGGCAACGTCCATGCCAGTACCGGCGCTCGGCGGTCCAAGGTCGTGATCGAGAGAGACAAACGTAACTTGGCCTTGGTTCAGGTAGGCAATCGCTACGTCAGCAGTTTTTGCCCAAACTTCGTCACCCTCGGCCCCAAAAATACTTTGAATTTTGGGGTCACGAGGATCACGTTCATCGTCCAGCCAGAGTTTCATCACTAGACCTCTGATAAGCAGCCGATTCAGCCCCGCTCATTGCGTCACTGATGGCCTTACCTTTTAGGTGCATGAAGTCTTGTGACTTCACGGTAGGTTGGTAATTCAGGAAGTGTCGAAGTTCCGCTTCCTTGCCAGAGATTCTAGCGAAGTCCAATACATCCGTCGTTAGGACTTTTTGTCCTGCCGCCTGAAGTTCTGGATTCTCCAGTTGCTTGTATAAGTCTCGGTGCTTCAACAGTTGAGCCACCTGTGCCACGTCGAATCGGTATAGCCTAACCAAGAAAGCAGTTGCATCAGAAACATCATTGGCGTACTTGAGGCGATTGAGTTGGATGCGGACGGCTTTAGGGTCGTCTTGCTTCAACAGCCATGCAAGGACAGCTTTGATGTTCTTGACGTTTCCAATGCGATCTACATCGTGCATATCGACTCGAAGACCAGGGAATACTGCTGGCAGTAATCCGGTGGCTTCGTAGTTCTTCAGGTAGTTGACCGGGCTGGCCGCTTTCTGAAGACCACCAGTGAACTCGGCGGCAATACGTTCTGGCGATACCCCAGCTAGGTCTTTGAATTCCTCAATGGCCGCTAGGGTGTCTTTATCCAGATGTTGCATGATGTATCCAGGATTGAAGCGTGAGAAGAACCGAACGAGTCGGGGGATTCTCAGCTTGTCTTCTTGGAAGCGATCACGAGCGTTTCCTACAGGTCGAGCAACAAGATTCTTGATGTCGTGTAGCCCTTGTCCTTCTCCTTCGTGGTTCAGGTTGTAGTCTCTGATTTCCTTCTTGTGAATATCGTAGAACAAAGCGTTGTAGGTCAGGTCACGACGTTGAGCGTCCTTGGCTGGAGTGCTGAAACTCACGGAGTCGGGACGCCGCCCATCAGTGTATTGACCGTCTTCTCGGAAGGTGGCGATCTCATATTCTTCTCCGTCAACAACGGCAGAAATCACGCCGAAAGCCTCTCCTTTCGGAAAGGTTTTGATGCCGTGTGCAAGAGCAGCCGGACTTCCCAAGATCGCCATCACTTTTTCTGGCGCTGCTTCAGTGGCAAGGTCTACGTCCTTCGGAGAGAATTTTCCTCCATGATGGTGGGAGTAGAGAAAGTCACGGATTACTCCACCCACAGCAAACAACGAGGCTCCCTGACGAGCAAAAAGCTCGCTGAGGGTATACACCGCTGCGGGGAGCGGAATATCTGCCTGGATGCTGTGAAATTTTTCTTCCACGGTTTCTAAAAACCCCCGAAATTTAAGCTGTGCGACCATGATTTTCCCCAGATTATACCATATTTTGGCGTTGTTGTAAAGCGTTCGATATTCCTTTCGTCATGGGAATATATACCTTCGTAGCGTCGGTCTATTCGACGCAATAACCTTTCAAACGAGGGTCCACACATGACAAAGAACAAAATTCAGTCGCTTATTGTCGAGCATCTTCTCAAGCACGGACAGATCGAACTCGTACTCCCGGACGGAGTAACACTCGAAATCGGACTCACCCAGGAAGACCAGGAGGGTAAATTGACAATTCACGACGATTATTGCTGGGTTATCGCATCTCAAGGTGGCCGAGCCACAAGCATTGATGCTTACAATATGGGCCTTCGTTTTACAGATAAAGAAAATATCTTGGTGTTTGAAGATAAATTCGTGGACCAAGATGGAGAGCATGTTCGCCGCTTAGATGTGGTTTAAGATAATCAAAAAATATTTCATCTTAGACGCAATAAAGGTTGCCCAGCGTATTGACATGCGATATACTGCCGTTGCAGGATAAATGAAGCTCCATAGTTCCTTCAGCCATTTGGGTTGAAGCAATGGGAATATGGAACTCAACCCATAGGGTAAAACCTTTGGGAGTCCAATAGCATCGGGAGAGCGTAAGAGATACGCCTTTGGGTTTTATTTCGCTCGATGATATAATGGCAAGGCGGTTGATATTTGCCTTTACGGTCTGTAATACGAAGGCCAACAGCCTTGAACTATCCAAGAAGTGTGTCCAGTTTGCGACTAGGAGTTCTTCCAGTTTGTCTTCTCTGAAGGTGTTCTTCAGCACACTTACCAATTCCATGTTTGGAGTTTCCCGTGAAAAAGCCAGATGTTTACTTAAAAGAGTATTGCCAGCGTCTTTCGGACGATAACCTCAAGTTTATGACTGGAAGGTTGAATCAAAGATTAGGTGGCGATGTGGCAGAAATTCTTGATTTCCTCAGCAACGTGCGTGAGATTGACCGATGGCTCGCTTCGGCGAATACCAGCGACGATCTCTTCAACATGATCGACCTTGTACATTCATCAGTGGTGAAAGAATATGACCGTCGTTGCAACAGCAATGCAGCCTGAGCCTAGTGCTAAGTGCTGCCAGCCTTCTCCAAAAAAATCCCGATTCTGGTTAGGATTCCTTTTCGGACTTCCTGTGTATCCATTGGTTATGCCTTGGCTACTGCTTGGTCTTCCGTCAGAATACTCTGAAGCGTACCTTCGGCTGTATGCGGAATATGTCAGGATCGTGATGCACACTTTAGGTGTTTCATGAAAAAGACATTTTTGGCAATTGCCATATTGCTGACATCAGCAATGTCTGTATTTGCCGTCGATATTCCCAAAGACTGCCGTGTAGCGAATATTCCACCAGGATATTGTTGCTGGGCAAGCCTCGAAACTTTGGGCAAGGTCCACAAAATATCCAGCCTTGATGGATTGCTGGAAGCCAGGACCAAAGAAAAAGACACGATCATTGGATACAGCGGTTCGATTCAACTTGTTGAGGCGAGGAATTATGGATATGACCATGCCATTCGTGCCAAGCTCGCCGCTCTCAAGGTGAAGTTTTGGATGAATTCGACTGGCAGTTTCGACCGATCTCTGTTAAAGTATGCCAATTCGCATGGATGCTTGGTGGGGTTAAAGGCAGGTGCCAGGGGCGAACTCGGCCACGGCATTGTCTTGACCCATTACGATGACAAGATTATTCGGTTCTATGACTCCAACCAGCCGAACGACACTTGGGAAGGATCGAGAGAGTGGTTCGATTATTGGTGGAGTGGTATGACCGTAGTGGTTGAAAAATGAAGTTTCACACAAAAAAGAACGCCTACTTTGAGGCTCGTATATACATTGGCTCTCGTGTCAAGTATGACGGGCCTCAATTTACGTTAGCCGAGCTTAGAGAATCCATTGGATATTTTCAGGCGAATAACGGGATTGAATCCAATCCAGTTCGTATAACTCCGACTACTTTTGTTTGGGAGAAGTACGACGAAGAAGGATGGGAGATCGCAGTGATCGACTATCCACGAGTAAGCAAGCCTCATGATGTTTTGCGAAAATTCGCATACAACTTGGCAGTGCATTTACTTGAAAGGTTTGAGCAGAACCGAATGTCTATTGTTTTTCCCGACGAGATAGTTATGCTGGAGGCCGATGACGCAGAAGAAAACAAATACAAAAGCAACGAGTAAACGTAAGGAGAAAAAGGTGCCGCCAGTAATCAAAGCTGAGGATCAGCCGGTCATTGTGGCTACTGCTGATTATCCCTACGCCAAGTGGAAATTCGAGAAATTCAATCCGGTGCAAAGCCGGATTATGGATTTTTATGACAAGGACACAAATGGTCTGATTGCCGCTATGACATCAGCAGGCAAGACCGTAGTTGCTGAAATGTTTCTTGCGCAAGAGATTCGCTCTCGTGGTGGCAAAGGCATGTTCCTTGCGCCCTTGCGTGCGTTGGCTCGTGAAAAGATCACCGACTGGACCAATAAGCAATATCACTTCGCCGATCAAAAAATATCCATCTGTACTGGCGACTACAGGTTGACTAAAGAGCGTGCCAAAGAACTGAATGATGCAAACCTCATCATCATGACTTCGGAAATGCTTAACCATCGCAGCCGCAATCATAAAGCAGAACAGAACAACTGGCTGCTTGATGTTGGCACATTGATTATTGATGAGAGCCACTTGCTGACTGTTCCTGGTCGTGGGGACCACTTGGAAGTTGGCTTGATGAAGTTCACCGAGATCAATCCCAAGGCTCGCCTTGTATTGTTGTCGGCGACTATGCCAAACGTCGAAGAGATCGCAGACTGGATCAGCTATTCATTGACCAAACGTGACACTTTCATGTTACGGTCTAAGTATCGTCCAGTTCCGCTCACGGTTCACTACGAATCGTATTACGACTCTGGCAGATACGATCAGATTGAAGAAGAGAAGGTCAATAAGGCGCTCGAAATTATCGAGTGGTATCCTGACGACAAGTTCCTGGTTTTTGCTCACACAAAACGCACTGGCGAATTGATGAAGCAAAGCCTGCGATCTATTGGCGTAGAAGCACAGTTCCACAATGCCGATCTGGAATCAGACGAGCGAGCCAAGGTTGAAGATCGCTTCCGAAACGATCCCAAGTTGCGTGTTATTGTCGCTACATCCACTCTGGCATGGGGCTTAAACCTTCCTGCTCGACGTGTGATTATTCTCGGCGTCAATCGTGGCATTAGCGAAGTGGAGTCGCACGACATTCTCCAGATGATTGGTCGATCTGGTCGTCTGGGCATTGACCCGATGGGAGATGCGTATATTCTCGTGCCGGAAAGTGACGAGGCAAAATATCGTCAGAAATTCAGCAAGCCAAATCGTATTGAGTCGCAGCTTTTAGAGAAGGTGGGTGACAAATACAAAGTGCTGGCCTTCCACCTTGTTAGTGAAATTCACCACGGTACAGTCTCGACTACAGACGATGTTCATGCGTGGTATAAGCGGTCGTTGGCATATTTCCAAAACAAGGCCCTGGATGAGACGGTTGTAGATCAGACGTTGGACTTGCTGCGTAAATGCAGTGCAGTATGGGGCGAAGATGGCAAATGGACATGCCGACCCATTGGCAAAGTTTCCAGCATGTTTTACTTCAGTCCGTTTGATGTTTCAGACTTGTACTTTAACTTCAAGAATCTCTTCGAGGATAACAAAGAAGACAACGATTATTTCATCGCTACTGCCTTGGGCAATATTGATGGGCAACGGATGAACATCGTGTCTCGTATCGAGAAAGAAGAGATGAGCATGTTCGCTACGAAGGTGCGAGCCTTGATGCCAGGGAAGTATTTCAACGATGCTTCTTTGAAGGCGAGCTTCTGTTACTTCAATCTATTGAATGGCGTTAACACTCAAGCCTGTGCTGCAACACAGAGGAACCTTCAGTTCGATTTCAATCGACTGTCTCAGGTACTTCAAGCTCTTGATTCGTTTGGCGGCAATTGGCAACGTGAGGGATTCTTCAGGACGCTTGAAGGCCGCATCACGAATGGAGTGCCAGTTCACTTGGTCGATCTATGCCGACTGGCAAATATCGGCAAGGTGCGTGCTACTAAGCTCTATGATGCTGGCTTCAAGACTGTTGAATCTGTTGCCGATATGGACTTCGATAAGTTCAAGAAGATTGTCAACATGAAGGCAGATGCAGCCAAAGAAGTCATGGATTCTGCCAAGAAGTTCGCTTTGCTTTAACGGCGATTTCTTCTTTTGCTTTTATTGATCTTTTCTAAAAGTTTCTGTTTGCTGAGGTAAGTTTTCTGGTTCCCTGTTACGACTGATCGCTGCTTAAAGGCAGCGAATGAAGCTGATCCACTGCATTGTCCTAACAGGGAGCCAGTGCTGCTTACCAAGCAGCATGAGCAGCAATACGCTGATGGCGGCGTGATAGATACGCCAACGCCTCCGCAGTCTCCCACAGACACACTTGTTCCTCCACCATTGATGGAACAACTAAAACTTCCGCTACAAGCGTTCCCACATCCAGACAGTGATACTGTTCCTGCTCCAATTGCAGTAAATGAAAATCCCGACCCATAAAGGCAGCAGCCCGAAGTTGACAATGTGATTGTCACAGTGGTACATGGGATGGAGCAAGAAGGAACGCTCGTGACTGGTATGCTGGAACCAGGAGGGCATGGGATCACATTTCCTTCTTCGTCAATACAGACTGGAGTTAGTTCATCATTTTGTGCGAATACATACCCTCCTTCATTGAACATATATGATGGATATTCAAAGTCTGGAAACTCTACGTCTAGGCTAGGCGCACGAAAGGCTTCATTGTTGGGTGGACTCACTATGGGCGTGCAATCACATCCAGGCGGATATATGCTTGAGCTTGTGCCGCACAAATACACATACGTCCAGCTTGTATAACACGGACACGGTGGGCAGCACTTGCAGTTACAGCCGCAGTAGCTTCCGGTTCCCATGCAATATGGAGGATTACATGCCATTTAGTCTTTACCAAAGAATCCCGTAGGATATTCCATTTTTACAGTACCGTTGCCTTTTGTTGGTTTGCCGTCGTCATCCTCTACCCACCAACGCACCTGCTCGACAGGTATGTTGAGTTCATCCATGTGACATTTATCTTTTGGGAATACCGGCATGTGATATTCTGTGCCTTCTATGAGTACCGCCACTTTACATTCACCTTTTTGGTGATTGTATAGCAGACAATTTCCACATATCGGTTCGACATTCTTTTTCTTTGCCATTTCATATTCCTTGATGATTAGCCTTCAGATATAATCCAGCTTCCCTTATTACAGTAACATCCAATCTAAATGGAGGCTGACTATGCAGGTATTAGGCGTGGCTGCTCAACTTGCTAACGGCAAAGACGTACTCTGCGACTACTTGGTGAAAGTTCTCAATAGGTCATATGCTGAGAACGATCCCAATCGCTGGCATCGCAGTGCATTTGCCAATGCTGTTAAGGATGTCTTTGAAAGCAGCTTTGGCGTTGATCGGGATTTCACTGAAACGTGGAAGAGAAATCCAGAAGCTCCTCCAAACATGCTACAAAGTGTGCGAAAAAGTCTTCAATTTATTGGAGATGGATTCCGCAAAATTAGAGACGGCATCTGGATTGAAATCGCCCTAAGAGACGAGAGTAAGAAGCTGGTCATTTCTGACAGCCGTTACATTAACGAGGCCAAGGCAGTAAAGGAAAAAGATGGCATCATGGTCGTCTTGTATCGTCCTGGCTTTTTGAATGACGATCCCAACCCTTCTGAAGCACAGATTAAGCCTATTGTTGAGTTTTGTGCAAACCATTTGGAGGAAGGGCCTGTTCCGGCTTATGAAACTTTAGTGCTTGCTTTTGGCGAAAAGGCAGTTCCCGAAGGAATGAAGCATTACGATTACTATCTTATCAATGACGGCACTTTGGAAGACTTGTATTCCAAAGTGGATCGACTTCTGGTTCCGATCATTGAGAGAAAATATGAACAGACTAACCAAGCCGGGCGACCGGGTGCATGTTAAAAAGGGATGGGGATTTGAGGATTGGATTTACAATGGCGCTGACTATTGTGGGAAAATCCTATCCTTTGAAAAAGGAAAGAAATGTTCTTACCACTATCACGCAATAAAGGATGAAGTCCTGTTTTTGCATAGTGGTAAGATCATTATGAAGTATGGCGATCAAGATGACCTAGATGCCGCCTCGGAGATTGTCATGGAACCAGGAATGGCATTCCATGTTACTCCTCAACTTCGCCATCAGATGATTGCTGAGGAGGATTCTCTGATGTATGAGTTCTCGACTCATCATGAGGACTCGGACTCGTATCGCATTGTTCGGGGCGATTAGGGTCGATCACTGTGTATGTTTGCATGGGCCGGATTCGGTCGAAATCTTGTACGGTTTCCCAACCAGTGTATCCCCAGGCAATGACGCCAAGTTTTGGGTGTTGCCCACGAAGCCATCTTCTGCCTCGCTCGAAACATCCTGATTTGTGCAGTATTAGTTCGTCAAGAACTTCTATTCGTTCAAGGGCTTTTGGTTTTGGTTCTTTATTTTCTGTTTCAGTTTGCCCATGCCCACTTCTGTTAACACCATAAACGTGTATCCCCTCGACTGGCAGTGTTGGTTGCAGGCTGTCCATTTTGCAGTATTCCTCGGCAAATGAGTTTGATTTGCGGGCTTGATTTCCCATATTTCGATATGTCCATCATCGAAGAGAATACTCAAGTCCGGGTTGTAATCATGAACTTCACCCTCAAAGGTGTATTGAACCTTGAATGGTTCTACGTCGTATGAAATCACTTCAGGCATAGCTTCGAGGTATTCGTACACGTCGCATTCCATACCGCTGCGATAGTGCATCTCTTTTCCACCATTCTTTGTGGATACCAGATAGCCTTCTCTGAACTTTGGTTTTCTTTGCTTTAGTTTGCCATCTTTTTTGTTGCTCTGGTCCTTCCAGATCATGGCTTTCATTTGGCCAACTTTAGGTATCTGGGTTTCAGATGGGTGCTTTGCCTTAAAGTGCATTCTCAAGTCACGAACAGGCGCACCGCAACGTCCAAGCGGACAGATCACGAATTCACGACCTTCTTCGTGTGACTCTATGATGTGTGTCTTGTATTCTTCAAAGTCGGTGTAGCCTTTGCCGCACACGAAACATTGAAACTTTCTTTTATGATCGTCTTTTGGGAACGGCAGCGGCATCTTTATCCTTTTTCTTCGGCTTCTTGGGCTTATGGTGCATAATCATGTTCACCACTTCGTCTCGGTCGCACACATGGATATTGGGAATATCCTCATTGCCGAACATATTCTCAACTGAGTCTTCAGGGGAACCGAACATAGATTTTAATAGGTTGATGCCGATAAACTTGGCTTCATCCCGGAATCCAGGCATCATTGGATCATCGTCTTCCGGTTCGTCGTTTTTGAGCTTGGCGAAAACCAAGCGACTTTCTTCAGGTGCGCCGAATAAATCGTCACCTTTTTTGAAGAATAGAATCATTCCGTGGCGATCCATCAGGTCGTGGATGGACTTTTCTTGTTCCTCCAAGACACAGTGTCGATCCCATTTGTCCATAAGTTCCCGGAATTGTGAGAAAGCCGGGGATGGAGTATTGAAATAGTTATTGCTCATTTAGTTCTCCCAGGTGATATATACGATCATGACACGCACTTTGCACGGCTTCCGAAAGTTTGTATTTGAAGACATGGACCCAACTCCAGATAAGTCTCGCAGCATCGCTATGGGTGCAGGAGACGAAGATAAGGGGACCGAAGATTATTTCGGTGCATTGGGCGATGAACAGGGAATTGAATGGAAAGACTTGACGACGATATTCGAGGACGAACCGTGGGTTTCGTCTCACTTCGGCCTGGGAACTCCCAATAAAGAAGTCTTATACAAGTTATCGGCGTGGGAAATTGTCAAAGGTTCGCTTACGCCCAGCGGTGCGGATATACGGTTGAAACCTCAAAAGGGAAATCGTAGTTATCTGCAAGGGAATAAGTTGAACAAATCCAAATATCAAGACACCAACCGTTACCATCTGGGTCGCCAAGAACTCGTAAAGTTTTTGACGACTGGTTGGACTCCAGCCGCCCAAGCTGGCGGTGGAATGCCAGGAGCCGACCCAATGGGCGGCATGGGTGGAGGAATGCCAGGAGCAGCCCCACCAATGTAAAGGAGACTTATGAAGTTCAGAGAATGGTTACAACTACAAGAGGTCGGAACTGGCACCAATGCTGTCGCCGTATTTTCCCGTCCCGCAATCGGCATGGTTCAGAGAGAACCCGTCGATATGATTGGCTTCCGTGACGAAGACAAGAAAAAGCACAAGAAACACAAGAAACATGACGATCTTGACCACAAATAGTGGTTCGGGTATGATGCTGTCTCGATTCGATAATATGCAGAGCAGAAATCGGCGGTTCAGTTATCTAACTTGGTGACACACCACCAGCGGCCCCTGGAACGCCGAATGAAGTCTACACAGTAAGTCGATGGCTTCGAGGAGATTACCAGAAAAACACTTACAGCCTCCTACGGGGGCTGTTTTCATTTGGAGATGGATATGAAGTTTGCAGTGGTCACGGCTTGTGACGAAGGTTACGCCGACCTCCAGGAACTCACCAGTCCAACCATCATTTCATACTGCGAACTGCACGGCTACGAATGCTACGTCAACCGAATCGTTGACAAAGAACGGCCAGCAGCTTGGTATAAGATCAAAGAAGTCCTGAAGGCATTTGAAACCGGCGTGGACTTCGTACTTTGGATTGACACCGACGCAATAGTTGTCAATAATAAAATCAAGCTGGAAGACATTGTTGAGGATGGCAAGGACTTCTATTTTGCCTGCAATTGGGCTGCACTGAATAGTGGCGTGTTCATGATGCGGAACACAGAATTGAACAAAGATTTCCTCAACTGTGCGTGGCACCAAGACCAGTTCATCAACGATGGCTGGTGGGAACAACGAGCCTTTATCCACTTGTTGGAACTAAGGGTTTATCCAGAAGAAAAGATCAAAGAAATACCAGCCGTCGAATTCAATTCGGAAGAGTATTTCAGCTTTTCTTTCATCCATCATTTGCCGCAGGTTTCTAAGCTCGAACGAATCAAGAGATTTCGCAAAATACTTGCCAGGGCTTAATGTGCCATACCGATTCTTTTTTCATTTCAACAAACCAATGACCAAGAAAACTGGTCAAGTCACTTGGTCTGTTCATTTCAGGAAGAAATGCTATTTTGTAAAAGACATTCGGTGTTTGGTTCCTACCAATACTAAAACTAATCGCACGCAACCCAAAGGTGTCGTGCAAGGGTTTTGCACAGACATCAAAATTGAAAAAGACATTGCCATAATCAGCTAGGGGAAAATGATGGCTAAAACAAATAAAACAAAACATGCGGATATAGTTTTGGCAAATTTAGATTTGCTGAAAACGCTTCCTAATTTAGATTTTTATGGATTTTCATCTAATTCTAAAGCAGAGTTAGAGCGATTGACAAAAACGTGTTGGGCCTGTGGTTCAGTTGGAGATTCATGCTGCGTAAGAGCGCATGTGATTGCAAGATGTCACGGCGGGACTGACACTCCAGATAACTTTTTTCTACTATGTGATGTTTGCCACGACGAGCAACCAGATGGTTTGCCCAGGGATGTCCAAGAGAGTTGGCTTGTGAACAGGGATAGTCAGATTACCAATTTGGCGAATTGGGCGATGGGTTTGTACAATGAATTACGCAAATTGAAAACCGAAGATGAGATCGACAAATGGTTCAAAAAAATGGGTCCAAAGAAGATTCGCAAAATTGTTCACGAAGCGTATTCTAATGCGGCTGGATGGAAAAATGGTCGAGCCAACACTGTAGAGTCGATTAAACACAGTCTAAAAACAGAGAAAGCATAACATGCACGACGTACTGACTAATCTGGACACGCTCCAGATCAATTGCCTGGACAAAGGCTTTGTTAAACTTGTGGACGCCATGCCAAGGCTGGTTCCCGGCACAACTGCCGACTATGCTATCGTTCAAGCGGCCAGAGTCTCCTATGGCGACGGAACCAAATCCGTCAGCGAAGATCGTGGATTGATTCGATACTTGCTTCGGCACACTCACACGACTCCGTTTGAGATGGTGGAATTCAAGTTCCATTGCAAGATGCCAATCTTTGTGGCGAGACAATGGATTCGTCACCGCACTGCTAACGTGAACGAATACAGCGGTCGATATTCGGTCATGAAGGATGAGTTTTATATCCCTGACATTGATAATATTCGTCAGCAGTCCAAGACGAACAAACAGGGCGGCGATCAGCAGATGTCCACGATGGATGCCCAGGGCTTTCTGGACGTTCTCAATGAAACCTGTGACAAGGCATACGCCACTTATCAAGAGTACATTGAAAAGGGTGTGGCTCGTGAGCAGTCTCGTATGATATTGCCGGTCAACAACTATACCGAGTGGTATTGGAAAATTGATCTCCACAATCTATTTCACTTCCTTGGTTTACGATGCGACAAGCACGCCCAGATGGAGATCAGGGTCTTCGCTGATGCGATGCTCAAGTTGATCGAGCCTATTGTTCCAGTGGCCGTAGAAGCCTGGAATGATTACCACGATCATCGTGGAGCCATCAAGTTGACTAGGCTGGAGATTGAAGCCCTTCAGCGATACGTTGGATGGAATGTCGAAGGCCATGCCCCGCCATTGGAATCCGACAATAGCCGGGAGCAAGCGGAGTGGGCTGAGAAGGCAAAACTCTTCGGTCTGACGGTTCTCCCGAAGTAATCTATAATACAAGCGGATAGGGAGTTTTGTGTGTTTCTCCTTGTCAAACGCCCGTGACCTTGTTGGTCATGGGCGTTTTTCTTTTGGCATACTCGTTTATGCCGATAGGAGAACACCATGAGCATATTAGAAAAATTCTTGAAGTTAGAGGCAATCAGCCCGGCAGTGAAAGTTGGCGTCATTGGGGACGCAATGCTTGACGAGTATTTCAATGTACGAGTCAAGAAGATTTCCCCGGAATTTCCCATTCCCGTTATGCACTCCGACACCGATGAGTCTGAAAACTTTCCAGGCGGTGCTGCTAACGTCGTTTATCAATTCAAAAACTTTAATGCCAATGTCAATTTGATTTCCTTTACTGACACGTCAGCAGATACTTCGCTGCGGTTAAAGGGAGTCAATACAGCGATGTGTGTAAATATATCCACCCGTATTCCAAGGAAACGCAGGTTCTATAGTGATGATTTTCCTACTTACAGGTGGGATGTAGAAGAACACCATTATGGGTTGGGGTCCGATTTGGACAAGAAGTGTTTTGAGCTATATGAAAAAGCACAGCAGATGGCTGAACATTTTGACGTACTGATTTTTTCAGATTACGACAAAGGTGTATTCTCCAAATATACTGACCTGTTGATTCCCGAATGTCCTATCTCAATTGTTGACCCTAAATCTGGTGATCTGGATCGTTGGCGGGGATGCACTGTTTTCAAGCCTAACAAGCAAGAGGCTTTGTCACTATCAGGATGCAGCACTGTTAACGAGTCAGGAGTCTACTTGTTGAATAGGCTTGGCTGCGAAGCTGTCATCATCACACAGGCGGGGCAGGGCGTCACAGTTTTTGACCGAGATGGCATTTATGAGGTTCGGCCAACTCAACCACTTCCTCCAGCCGAGTCGGTTATCGGTGCTGGCGATTGCTTTACGGCATTTTTGGCAATGTCTCTGGGCTATCGAATGAAAATTCGTGAGGCTGCGGAAATTGCGTGGCGTGCTGGGTCGTTATACGTCAAGAACAGACACAATAAGCCGCTTTCCAGAACTGATATTCTTTATACGTTTGATCCAACTGCCAACAAGATTATCGACACGCATCCAGAGTTGATATTCCAAAACAGAAAATATAAGTTGGTTTTTACAAATGGCTGCTTCGATATTCTTCATGCTGGGCATTTAGAGACGTTGCGATATGCACGGAGTCTTGGCGATAAGTTGGTTGTTGCTGTAAACACCGATGAAAGTGTTGCAAAGCTCAAGCCTGGAAGACCTTTTGTTTCTCTGGATGATCGCATGGCTCTTTTGGCCGGATTGGAATTTGTAGATTTCGTCATTCCATTTAGTGAAAATACGCCACTTGAAATTATCAATCGAATCAAGCCAGATGTATTGGTAAAGGGTGGCGAATATAAAAAAGAAGATATTGTTGGCTATGGAATAGTGAACGAAGTGGTGACAGTTCCAATGGTCGGTGGTTTATCCACGACGAATATATTCAAAAAAATAAAGGCCCAGATTGAATCTGAGCCTTTAACAAAAGACGATTGGCCGAGTAAGTGCAATCCAGAAGTTACTTAACGCACTTTGAACAGGTGCAGGCTTCGCAGCACTTTTTGTCTGGACCACAATTGCACTCAAGGCAATTACAGCCTTCGGCACCGCAGGCACATCTGACGCCGCATTTGCATTTGTCACAACACTTGCCATCACAGCAGGCATTTTTGCAACAATCGCATCCACAATCACAAGATTCACATTTCATGGTAATACTCCTAAGTTGATGTTTATCCTCCAGTAGATATTATTCTGTGGAGGAAATATGGCACGGCGAAAACAGACGATAAACAAGATTGCGAAGAAGCGTTGCGACGGCAAGTGCTACTTTTGCCCATGCGATACTTATGATCTCTTAGACGTTCACCGTATCGTCGAAGGATCACAAGGCGGCAAATACACAGACTTCAATACCATCACCGTATGTAGTTTGTGTCATCGTAAAATTCATGCCGGACTGATACGCATTGACCGTAAGTATTTTTCTACCACTGGCAAGTGGCTGCTTCATCATTGGATCGGCGATGAGGAAAAATGGTCTTAGCGTGCGCCAAGTTGTTTTGCAGCATCAGGTCCACCGAGGTAAGCACCTACAGCACCAGCGGCAGTTGGGTCTTTTTGAACCAGCTTTTCTACGTTGGCATCTTGCGTTAGTGCTTGTTTGATGACTGGCACAGGGGTTAGGCCAGGAAGCACTTTAGGGTTTTTTTTGGCAACCATATTACCTACATCAGCAATTTTGTTGCTAATGGCTGGGGCAGATTCGTCAAACGACCAGCCTCGCCCTGCTGCGAATTCTTTGAATGTCTTCATGTTTCTATTTACTCCTCAGCGTCAATTTTGGCTGAACATCATAGATAGTGTAGTATGATGACATTCCTTCAATATCTGGACGAACAAGAGAAGCGAGTAAAGCTGTACGGCATGGGTACGGGCCATTCGCCCGGTAAGATGTTTAGCGTCGTGAACCCAGCCAAACCTGCCAAGCCCACTTTTACTGGCTTGAATGTCAATACAGTTCATCCCGTCCCAAGAAATGGTAAACCAGTTAGCGGGATTGTGATGAAGCGTGTGAGTCACTAACTCTCTTATGGCATGACAATATCATCGACCGGAGACGGTCTGAACATTTTGATCGCTTGCGATTATCTACCGCATCATAATTGGATGTCTTTTTTGTGTTGGTATTCACTAACCAAGAATTTGCCCGATGCTAAGGTTTTCGTCGCCTCACATCGCAGGTTGATGAAGCACGATCTGTTCGTTTGGACCCGTAAATGCAAAATCCCTTTTATTCTTCACAAAGAAACCGACGACGCAGGCCAGATTCAAGCCGCTCTCGATTATGGTGTTTCTAAACCTTTATTGGTGGTATCTCCAGATTCCATCTGTGTAAGGGACTTTGATGAAGCAGGATTTTCACCAGAATCACTCTCTGAAGTAAGACGGCTAGATGCGGAGCTATCTTGCGATTGCAAAGAGGCTCGCTCATGTCCTTTCGTTACATATTCAAGTGGCTGGGGCAAGTTTGTTACATCCTCCTGGATAAATAAGATGAGTTGCCCCTTCTTGTTTGGTGTTAAGTACAGCCAAGGCGATTTAACGGCTAACGAATCAAGGATTGGGCGACTTTGGAGCGCAGCAACTCCTTTATTTTTAACCGTATCAAGGGGATAACATGAGAAGGTTCAATTACGACGACAACGACGAATATCGTGAGGACGTTGACAAATTTTTCAGTGAAGAACAAGGCGAAGGCGACCTCAGCGACGAGCAATACAAGGCCATCATGGAAGAAGAACGGGCAATTCAGCAATTGCAAATTCGTTTTGTCCATCGTGACTTGAATCATCGCATTCTCAGAACAGCTATTCGCACTTGCGAAAAGTCAATTTGGTGGTGGTTTTGCCGACATACTACTAAGTTAAAAATGATTGACGACACCTACAAACAGCTTAGAAAGCTAGAGGAAGAATAATGCCACGCTACGATTTTGAATGCAAGAAGTGCAAGAAGGTGTACGAAGAATTCACCCCTTATGACGAAACGAACAAGTACAAAGGAGTTCAGTGTCCTCATTGTGGATGTAAACGCAAAGAAAAGCTGGTTTCAGCTTGCAACTTTATGTTTTCCAATCCTGAAGGCACTGATCGCTGGAATAGTGATTCTTCAGGCCACGACTATCGTTTTCACCATAATTTACCCAAGGTTATTGCTGAAAGACAAGCAGCAGAGGAGCATGGCGGCAGTGCCGAACCATACAACCCAATAAACGATCTTGAGAATAATGATGCGTGGGGCGAAGTGAAATAAATAAAGAAAAAGTCCAGGATTAACCTCCTGGACTTTTTCTTTGTCATATCCTCTCTTATAATCCAAGAAGACCCCCGCCGAATATCTTGAATATTTTTCGGGATTCTTATTTTGGGTCTTGAACGACAAATATTCAGCGGCTATATTCCATCTTGCTCGTACCGGATATACGCTCCTTGGAGGAAAAATGACAACAACCCTGAAGAAAGTAATTGGCAATTTTAATCGAAATCAGTTCCGTGCGTTGCACGCTGAAATGACATTCGATGAATACCTGGAGCTTTGCTACAAGCAGCCGTATCTGCTTCGCAATGCTTGGCAAACGCTTTACGACATGATTATGGAAAAGGGTCATGGTACGATTGAGGAGTACCGGAAGACATACACAAACTATGTCTTCTTCGATGACCCGGATTATCCAATCATTGGTCTGGCACCAATGAAGGACGCTCTGGTTAAGTTCATCAAGGGAGCCGCTGGTGGCTACGGCACAGAACGCCGTATTCTCTTGCTACACGGCCCGGTCGGTAGCTCGAAGTCAACACTGTGTCGCTTGCTCAAGCGAAGCATGGAGAAGTTCTCCCGCACAGATGCCGGTGCTTGGTACAGTTACAAGTGGGTCAATCTGCCAACAGGTGTAGACGGTGTTTACACAGAAGCAGAATGCCCATGCCCAATGCACGAGCAACCTCTCAAGCTACTTCCTATGGAAGTACGTCAGCCCATCGTTGATGAGTTGAATCGTATTCTTGAAGAAATCTCTCCAGAAGAACGGCAGCAAGACCTCTACACACTTCGTTGTGCAGATGAGTTGAATCCTCTGTGCAAGAAGTTCATGACGTACTTCCTCAAGAAGTACGACGGCGACTTGGAGCAAGTGCTGGAGAAGCACATTCGAGTTGTTCGCAAGGTCTACAGCGAAGCAGATCGTTGCGGTATCGCAACCTTCCAGCCGAAGGACGAGAAGAACCAGGACAGCACCGAGCTTACTGGTGACATCAACTTCCGTCAGATCGGCAACTTCGGTTCTGACTCCGACCCACGGGCATTCTCTTTCGACGGCGAATTCTGCGTCGGAAACCGTGGCATCATCGAGTTCATCGAGGCTCTGAAGCTCGATACTGCGTTCTTGTACGACCTCTTGGGTGCTTCGCAAGAGCAAAGCATCAAGCCGAAGAAGTTCTCTCAGGTCAGTATTGATGAGGCGATCATCGCCCACACAAACGACCCGGAATTCCAGAAGCTCAAGAGCAATCAGTACATGGAAGCGTTCCGTGACCGTACCACCAAGATCGACGTTCCTTACACCCTCAAGTGGTCTGAAGAACTTCGCATCTTGCAGAAGGATTATGGTCCAGGGAAAGTGAAGCAGCACATTGCTCCTCACACTTTGGAGATCGCTGCTCTATGGAGCGTGTTGACTCGGTTGGCTGATGACAAGGATGGCAAGATCAGCCTTGTTGAGAAGGCCGAACTGTATGACAACAAGCTCTTGGCTGGTTGGACTGAAGATGCCGTCAAGGAAATGAAGGACAAGTATCCTGATGAGGGTATGTCGGGCGGTGTGTCCGTGCGATACCTCCAGGATAAGATTTCCAATTGCTTGGCCAATAACCATGACTATGTGAATATGTTCATGGTGTTGAATGAACTCCGGGATGGCCTGGAACATTCTTCTCTATTGTCCAACAAGGAACAGGTCGGTCGCTACATCTCCTGCATCGACTTGGCTCTCAAGAAGCTGACCGAAATCTTGAAGGCTGAGGTACAGAAGGCTCTGGTGGGCGACGAAGACGCAATTATCCGACTCTGCACGAATTACATTGACAATGTGATGGCCTTCATCAATAAGTCGAAGATGAAAGACCCGATCACTGGTCAAGACCGCAAGCCGGATGAGCGACTGATGCGACAGATTGAAGAGAAGATTCAAATCCCGGACACGGGTTGTGAAGATTTCCGGCGTCAGATTGCAGCGTTCATCGGCGACTTGGCTCACAAGGGCAAGCAGTTCCGCTGGGACAGCAACCCTAAGCTCCGCAAGGCTCTCGAAGCCAAGCTGTTCGAGGACGTTAAGGACACCATTAAGTTGAGTGCCTTGAATGTCAGTGGAGCGACAGTTGTAGATAAGGACATTCAGGAAAAGATCGACGCTATCAAGACCCGGCTTATCAAGCAATACGGGTACAACGAGCGGTCGGCAACGGATGTTCTGGACTTCGTGGGCGGTATCTTCGCCCGTGGTGATTTGGCCGAAGATGACTAATCCCGTCTGAGGGTTTAAGGGGGATGGATTCGTAAGGGTCCATCCCCTTCTCTCGACCAAAAAGGAGTCAATATGAGTGTCAGCAATCATTGGCTAGAACGAAAAAAAGAACGTGTTGTCAATACAAAAGACAAAATTGTTCTTTCCATAGGCAATAAGGACATGATTGAGATTTCAAGCAATGGCTTCTATGTCGAGGGACGATTCGTCACAAAAGATGAAGACGTATATGATGCTTTCGTTTCTTTCCTTGCAGAATACCAAAAGGTTAAATCATGAGTAATCATTGGTTGCAAATTGCAGATAGAAAAAGACTCTTCAAAGAGATAGACGAAATCGGCCTTGAGGTTTGGGGTGAAGACGGCACCTTGGGCGATTTGTTTGCATCCTTAAATGATGAACAAACAGACTTCTTAATGAACATGCTCGTTCGAGATTTCATGGCCGATCCAGATGATATGTCATTCGGCGTAGAACTGATCGCACCATAAGGAATATCATGCAGCTTGAGATTAAAGAAATCACAGCCGAAGAGGAACGACGATTTCTCGTCAATCGGCGGGCCAGCCGGGAAACAATCATTCGCCAGTTTTCCAATGCTGACCCGGACACGTTGTCCGAAAAAGAAAAAGATGAAGTCCTGATTCAGATCAGAGACTTCAATTACGGTAACAAATAATTACCCGAACAAGTCGATCCGAATCTTGGAGGGATAAATGCCACGCAGAATAGAAGAAGACCACAAAGATTTCAGGGATGTAGTATCTGGTCGTATCCGTCGAGCTTTGAAGAAATTCATCAAGAGCGGTCAGATCGTCCGAAATCGTGGTAAGAATGGAAAAATAGCTATCACCATTCCTAAGATCGACATCCCACATATTGTCTATGGCAATAGTGACGAAGGTGTTGGTCGTGGACCTGGAAAAGAAGGCGACGTTATTGGCAAAGACCCAAAGCCGGGTCAAGGTCAAGGAGCGGGCCAAGGTGAGACTGAAGGCATCACCATCAACTTGGACCTTGAAGAAGTTCTCAAGTTCATGAAGGAAGAACTTCAGCTTCCAAACCTGAAGAAGAAGCCCAATGAAATCTATGACGAAATCAAGATCAAGTACAACAACATTTCGTTGATTGGCCCTGAGTCTCTTCGTCACAACCGCCGCACATTGATGCAGACCCTAAAGCGTCAGGCCGCTGAAGGCACGCTCAATAATCTCAAGTATGTGCCAGGGCTTCCTGATCCTGTGAGAGTATTGCAGCCGATCAAGGAAGATAAGCGATACCGTCAGTTTAATGAGATCAAAATCCCATCCAGCAATGCTTTGGTGATTTTTGCTCGTGACGGTTCAGGCAGTATGGATGACGCCAAGTGCGACATCATCAGCGATATGTCTTGGTGGATCGACACTTGGATTCGCCGATTCTATGACCGAGTTGATCGCCTGTATGTGTGGCACGACTCGATGGCTATGGAAGTCGATGAAGACAAATTCTACAAGTATCGTTTCGGTGGCGGCACCACATGCTCCTCGGCGTTGAAGTTCATCACTAAGCAATTTGAGAGCCGTTATCCACCGAATAAGTGGAACGTCTATGTGTTCTACTTTACTGACGGTGAGAATTGGGGCGACGACAATGAGACGTTCATCAAGACTCTTCAAGAAGAGTTTACGCCTGAAGTGGTGAACTTCACCGGCATCACCCAGATATTGTCATATACTTATGACGGGTCTGTGAAGCATCAGGTTGATGAGGCGATTAAGTCTGGTCGGCTCGATAAAGAATATGTGAGAACTGTCGCTATTGGACCGAAGACAGAAGGCAAATCTTCTGCTGGGTATTGGAGTCCACCGACTTTGGGCGAAGAGGAACGCAACGAGCAAATCATGGATGCGATCAAAAAATTGCTCGGCAACCCTGCCACGATTAAGGAGGAAGCATAATGGGATTCATGCACGGTGCGCCAATTCTACTTGGCAACAATACGGTTCCCGGCGTTCAGTTGTCGCCGGAATTGAAGATGTACATCCCCAAGATTCTCCAGGCTTGCCGAGATTGGGGTTTGGACTTCTATCCGACTGTGGTTCAGTTGTTGACATACGACGAGATCAGTGAAATCGCTGCATATGGTGGTTTCCCTGTGCGATTCCCGCACTGGTCTTTCGGTATGGAATACGAAGAACTTCAGCGGGGATATGAGTTTGGGATGCACAAGATTTACGAGATGGTAATCAATACCAACCCGTGTTACATCTACAACCTCAGTTCCAATACTTTGCTTGACCACTTGACAGTCGTTGCTCACGCCACGGGCCACAATGACTTTTTCAAGAACAATATTCACTTCAGCGCTACCGATACGAACATGCTGAATAAGATGGCCAATCACGGCACTCGTATTCGCAAGTACATGGCTCGGTGGGGCAAAGAACGTGTCACTGAGTTCTTGGATTGGGTTATGCGATTGGAGACGTTGATCGACGGGGCAGAAGCCTGGACTGATCGAGTTGTTTCCGAAAAGAATATTCGTGACCAAAGAACCTATCGTCATCCAAGACGATTGACGGTGAACAAAGACCGTATGTACATGGAGCCTTTCTTAAACACAAAGGATTTCCGTGATCGAGAGAATGAGCGAATCTCCAAGCAAGATGTTGCAGATGAGATTGGTGTCTTCAAGGAGCCGACCAAGAACATTCTTGCTTATTTGAGAGACAATGCTCCTTTGAAACCTTGGCAGGCCGACATTGTGTCGATGCTATACGAAGAAGCCATTTACTTCTTCCCACAGCGTCAGACCAAGACCATCAACGAAGGATGGGCCTCGATGACTGACTCGGTGATTATGGCCGAGCAGGGCTTCGTAGCACTTGGCCAGAAGAGTCATGATTGCGGCATCATTGAATACGCAGATCACAAGATGGGCGTATTGGGTGGCAAGTATTCAATGAACCCATACAAGTTGGGTTACTACTTGCTCAGGGACATTCGCAATCGTTGGGACAAGGGGCAGTTTGGTCCTGAGTGGGATGAATGCACTGACATTCGGATCAAAGAGAAGTGGGACACTAAGGCTGGCCTTGGTAAAGAAAAGATTTTTGAGGTTCGCAAATACTACGACGACTTCACGTTGCTCCATGAATTCTTCACTGAAGACTTCTGCCGGGAGCAGGAATACTTCCACTGGAAGCACTTCCCGAATGGTGAATTCAAGATTGACAGTCGTGGCTTCAATGAGATCAAGCGTCTTCTACTCAGAAGACACTTGAACGGTGGGCTTCCAGATATTCGCCTTACTGAGCCAAACTATCGTGGCAAGGGCGCAATGTTCCTGCAACACCACTTTGATGGCCGCAACATCTATGAGCCATATGTCTTTGACGTACTGACTGCACTACGAGCGGTATGGGGCGAAGATGTCTATCTGGCCTCTGAAGATGAAGATGGCGAAGAAAAGGTCTATTGCTGTTACGGCACCGACAGTGAAAAAGACGTGGAGCTTGTGAGCCGTAAGGAGCATTTGAAGCGTGGATGAGTCAAGAATATTGACCGTATATGAAGAAGAAAGTCCTTATGAATTTATGTCTAGGCTCCAATTCGTCTTGATCGAGCTTGGAATAAAGGTCAAAGTAGTCGAAGAACATCCAGATTGTGCGATATACGCATTGTCTCACGCTGAGAGAATAGATGGCAAAGAAAAAGAGTTCAATTGATTTCTTAGAGTTGGTGAATCAGGTCCACAACTATGACCTGAATCCATTCAACCGGGAAATCTATTTGCATAGCCATTATTCTGGGCATGATGAAGAGAGTGGCATCGAATATCGGATGGCCACTCAGTTTATCAAGAACTTGCACTTACTGGATCAGGTCGATGACGATAATATCCTGATCCATTTGCATAGCCCAGGCGGTGATTGGATTCACGGCATGGCTATATTTGATGCCATTCAAGTTGCTCGGTCTTCGGTGAACATCTTGGCTTATGGGGAAGTGTCTTCGATGAGCAGCATTTTGTTTCAAGCAGCGTGCAAGCGAGTCATGATGCCTTCCTGTGAGTTCATGATTCATCGTGGGTTTCTCAGCTTAGAGGGCGTTGCTACCACAGTTCAGTCGAATGCGGCGTGGAACAAAAAGACCGACATGACAATGCTTCAGTTATATGCGAGCAGAGCCGTGGTCGGTCCTTTTTTTCGTGAACGTGATATGACCGAAAATCAGGTGATTAAATTCATTGACCAAAAAATACGCAAACTCGGCGATTGGAATCTGAGTTCCGAAGAGGCTGTTTATTACGGATTGGCAGACGGCGTATTCGGACAACCAGGATATGACTCGCTCGACAAAATAAGGAAGTGTTCATGACAACTATCGACTCCCAGGCACCCGGCGCTCGTGTTAGCTACGGTAAAGAAAAAGAAGAACTGGTCATTAAGTGCCTGAATGAGAATTATGCCAGTCATGGTTATAATCTCGTTCCAGGCAGCTTCTTTGAAGATTGCCAAGAGAAGACAGACTGCTGGCAAGTGACCAAGAGCGGCAAAAGATACCGTAGTGCCATTAAAGCCAGGGTGTCGAAGAACGATATTCTCGTCGCCATTCGTGATCCTTTTTATGGCGTCAATCACGCAGAGACAGTTGTTGGCCGAGATGTGTTGGTGGAGTATTTCCAATATATCACCTTATCCAAAGACGGAACGATTATCCGAGTCGCCAACGGCAAGGTCATCCACCAGATGTGCAACGTCTTGTGGGAAGAGTTTTTGGAAAAAGTGGGCGATGTCGATATGACTAAACACCCATATAATAAAGCAAGGCCAGCCAAGCTCATGACCTCGGAAATATATCCTGGTTGTGAATTGTGGCTGCATTACGACCGATGGAAGGGACAGCCCAAGGTTTTGGGATTTATCCCTCCTGATATTTTGAAGGTCGGCAAAGAGATCAAGTACCATAATTTCATTCAGGAATAACAATATGGAAGAGATGAATTGGCTGTTGACCGATGAATTCGTTGCGTTCTCGGCAAAGATCAAAAGTATTCACGAGAGGAAGAAGTCCAAGAAGGCCGAACTCAAAGCCTTTTACGACAAGGTTCAGGTAGACATTAAAGCCTTGGACGAAGAAGCCTTGGACGCTGAAGATGAATTCCAAAAGTGGAAAAAAGGCCAAGAAGGAACGACGAAATCTGACGAGTAAATGGCTGGCTTGATTGCTCTGATTTGGGTATAGTGTGTCATCCCAAATGAATTTAGACCGGAGCAAATATGAGCCTAGAACTCGTAGGTTTTGAACACCTTCACCTTCACACGGACTTCAGCACTCTTGACGGTTATGGAATGGTCGAGGAGTATGCTACCCGTGCGCCTCTCATCAATCAGAAATTTCTAACCATTTCAGATCACGGTATGTTGGGAGCAATTCCTCGCCAGATCAAAGCCTGCGACAAGATCAACGACAAAAAGGGGAAGGACACCCTTTCTCCTATCTTCGCCTGTGAACTCTATGTCAACAGACTTCAGCCTGAAGCTGACAGTCTGGACAAGATGCAGAAGTTCATGGCTGATCTCAATGAAGACGAACAAAAAGAATGTCGAGCAGGCTCGCATTTATTGGCTATTGCCTATAACGAAATAGGCTACAAGAATTTAGTTCGTCTTTCATCCTGGGCGTGGACCAAGGGCTTCTATCGCCGCCCTCGTGTCAACTACGAACAGCTTCAGAAATACAAAGAAGGCTTATTCTTTACGTCTTGCTGTTATAACAGTGAAGTGGGGCGTGCATTCGATCAGCACGGCGAAGAAGCTGCCTTCGCTATGATTGAGCGATATATCGAGATGTTCGGCAAGGAGCATTACTTGCTGGAAATTATGCTTCTCGATTTTGCGAAGCAAAAACCATACGACGCCTTCATCATTAAGGCCAAAGAAAAGTATGGCTTGAAGTTGATTCTCACCAACGACTGTCACTACTGCCAAGCAGAGGACAGCCACTTCCAGCGGCTTATGTTGATGGTTCAAACGGGTCGTACTCTTGAGGAAATCAAGTCGGCCATCGCACAGGACCAGATGCAGGACTTCTTTGAATTGCAGGACGCAAATCTGTGGATGAAGTCAGAAGAAGACCTGAATGCCAAATGGGAGAAGGACTACAAGGATATTGTTCCTTATGAGTTCTTCGTTGAGGCCAAGCGAACGACCGTAGAAATCTGCAACAAAGCCAAAGGCGTTCAGCTTGACCGCTCGCTTAAACTTCCGGTTCTTCCTGATGCCGATGAAGTTCTCAAGGAAGAAGTTCTGCGTGGCTTTAAGAAACGTGGCCTACCGCAGACTAGAGAATATACAGATCGCATCAAGGAAGAATACAGCCTCATTACCCGCAAGGGATTTGCCAGTTACTTCTTGATTCAAAAGAAGATGACAGACGAAGCCCGCCGAGTATGTAAAGAGTTGCTGGGTTGGGGAGATGGATCGCAAGCTGTTGGCCCAGGTCGTGGATCGGCAGTGGGTGCGTTGACGTGTTATTGCCTGGGCATCACGAACGTAGACCCGATCTATGAAGGCTTGCTGTTCAGTCGATTCATGAGCGAGGCTCGTGGTGGTCGCAGTATTGTCCTTGAGTTTAGAAACATGGACCCATTGCCGCCTGAAGATAGTTTTGCTGCATAACTAATTTCATCATCCATCCATATAATGCAATATGGATGATGAAATTTTGATCCTTAGAGCAAGAAGGGCATCTTTGTCCTCACGACGAACTCAGATTCAGATACCTAAAAAATGTTCTGAATTTTTTGGTAATCTGGTTGTTCGTAGTTTTTGCAATAAAGGCTGGTTGTTTCGTATCACTCAAGCCACTGCTCGTAATAGTGTCAATACACTAAAATTGGAAGTGCCTGAGATTGAAAAAATGATCGAGCCGGTCCTAATTTTTAGGAAATCAAGTCAATGGATATGGTATGTTGCAATGGATGGGATGCTGAATCCAAGATTAAAAAATTGGATGATGGCTGGAATTTCAGATGGAAGCACAAAAACAACAAAGCCTTCAAATATTGATTGTTGTACTTGGTATAGGACTTGCAACACTAGATTGTCATCAGTCTTTGGTAATCTGGAAGAAATTGATTTTGCGGAAATTCCCATTCGCACATCTGCTAAATCAGGTGTTTATTTGCCAAAAAAAGGAAGAACAAAAGAATGTAAACATGGATGGGTGAGATGGAGATCGTTGTTGGAATTGGCTGCATATGTTAAAATGGATATGGATAATGATGTCTGGGCTTACTATTGCGAAAGTGAAAAATTCACTTATCAAAGACCCGACACAAAAACATTCCACACTTACATACTAGATGTTTACAAATTGTCTTCCAAGGGAATGCCTCAACTAATTGAAATCAAACCAGAAAGCCAAATTACGAATGAAATAGTGCTTGCCAAAGCAAAAGCAGTCACAGATTCTTCTTCTATAGACTTCCAATTTTGGACGGAGAAAACCATTTTTGGAGAACAGAATACGTCTGGTAATTATTGGCAATTTAGAGAATTCGTTGCGAATCGAAAAAAATTGATGTTTGAAGATTTTTGTTCATTACCGGAAGCCTTTTTTGCCCCGACCGAGTTTATAGGCCATCTATCGCCCGCATCATTTTCCTGATGGGCATTTGATTGTTCTTTATGTAGAAGGATTGATACTGCTTAGGATCGCAGCAGGGCAGTGAGTTGTATTCCATTTTCAATATCTCTGGCTCGCCGCATCGCTCTGCAATCAGTTCTCTTTGCCAATTGTGTATTGCCAGTGGTTTCTCGTCAGGCATCGCCAGAATCATTCGGGGGTGTTTGATGCCCCCGGCGAAATGACTCGTTCCAGTGTCCATACCGACGAATATTTTGCTTCTGCGAACGTAGTTGAATGTTTCGTAGATGTCGCTGCTGTAGATGACGCTGGGGTGGTCGATGTCGAGAATGTGCCGCTTTCTTTTGTCGATGACCATGCAGACTTTTGGGTAGCGTCTGAGTAGCAATTGAAAGGTGTCAGCAGCAGATTTAGGGGTTATATCTCGTTCTGTGTTGTATCCTGAGTTTAAGACCGGAATGAACACTACGTCCAAGTCTGCCTTGTCTTCTTGATAATGGTCTTTGAGATCAGTCCATATGCCCATGTTTCTCAACATGGGATTCCAGTACCACATATTGTACGGTTCAAATATTGGATAGTCGAAATGATTCGCTGAGGCAAAAACTACAAGATCATCTGGGAACAGTTCAATAGCTGAGACGTAGGGATTTGAGTCTTTGTAGTAGACAGCATGACCTTTGAGATTCAAATACTTGATTAAAGCAGTAGTTTGAATTTCGTCGCCAATGCGATATTCAGGATGGTCATGATAGTAAATCATCTATTGTCCAATAAAAAAAGGCAGGTGAGAAATCCCACCTGCCTTTCAATATAGTTATTTGCTGATTACATCCCGCCGCCCATTAGTGCAGGATGATCTTTCATTGCGGCCATCAGATTGTGGTGTGCGCCCTTCTTTTTAGGAGGAGCAATCTTCCCAATCTTGTCATGCGGAGGAGCAGGAGGCCCGCCCATTCCCATGTCATCATCGTCGCCCATGTCGTCACCCATATCATCGTCGCCCATGTCGTCGTCGCCCATGTCGTCGTCATCGCCGAGGCCGAGATCGTCGTCGCCGAGATCATCGTCATCACCCATGTCATCGTCGCCCATGTCGTCATCGTGCATATCGTCTGGATGAGGCATTTCGTCGCCCATGTCGTCATCGTCCATGCCCATCATATCATCAGGGTGCGGCAGTGACTTCTTTTTCTTCATTTTGTGCATTGGCGGGCCACCAATATCACCACCGCCAGCTTCATCTCCCATTGGAGGAGCAACCATTTCATTCATGGCTTTGGCGAGTTTGCGAGCGTACATTTCATCACGCTCCATTAGAATGGCAAGAGCCTTGAAGGTTTCAGGATGATCGACCATTTCCTTAACCAATTTGCCAAACAAACCATTTCGCTTCATTTCACGAACCAGAGCGGAGACATACTTCTGGTTGCATTTGCAGACAGCGATAGTTTCTTTGATTGAGTTATGAGGAGATTCTTGACAGGCACATTCGTCAAGACCCTTCATAGCTTCTGCACGAACTGTCTTTGTGAATTCGGCTAGAGACATGCCCTTAGTGCGATCAACCCACTCCTGAGTCTTGGTCTTTGGCCAAGTAGCGGATTTCTTTCCACCAGGAACGCCTTGTTCGCTTTTACTGACGCCGTTCTTGCCGCCGTACCAACCGTCACCCGGTTCGTACTTCAGCTTTGAATCGCCCTTTTGAGCGAATCCGTCGCCGAGCTTGCCTTTATTGGGGTCTTTAGCGTCAGTCCCGCTCTTGTAAGGTTTGACTTCGCCATCTTGACCTTTGCCGCCAGCATCTTTGTGCTTCTTTTCTTTAGCGGGTTTGGTATCGACACTTCCATCGAAGTCGGCAATCTGTTTAACAGTGCCAGAAGTCTTTAGCTTGTTGTTTCGATCCAAATATTCTTGAAATTTCATGTGTGCCATAAGATTGTCTCCGTTTCCTTATCTAGTGTGCTGTTGGTGTATTTAACACCAAACTTCTTTCATGGGTTGCAGGTATTTTGCTTTCAGACCATCATAAAAACTCAACTCGAAGGTATATATTAAGAGCAAGAGTAAAACAGGACGGTGAATATGCGTTTCCGAAAGTTCAATGATTTTTTGAAAGAGCGAGAGGTAAGTGAGTCACACAATGACTCGCTGAACCGTACTGCCTTGGACTACGACAAGAAACTTGCTCAGTTCAATGCACGCTTTTCTGATCCAAAGCAGGGCGAGAACATCGTCAGGGCAGCGGGATACAAGAGTGTGGGGGCGTTCGTCATGGACCCGGACCAGAAGAAATGGTCGAAATTGCGGATTCCGGGCCAGGAAAATTACGTCCGATGACTTTACAACGGCAAAACGCCGTGGTAGAATGATTGCACCTGACCGAAGGATGCTTGGTCCGAAAGACCCTTATCCTTAGCGTACAGGCCCGCTTTTGAGCGGCAAGATGAACGAAGTCCTGGTTTGCCAACACCTAGACCCGTCTCTTGCCAGAATTGAAAGTGAAAGTTGGCACAAGGGGCCGTCCCGGTTTCGACGGCGGTGGATGAAGTTAGAGTGGCACGCAGGAGTTGATCGAAAGGCTCCTTAAAAAGTCGATCAAGCCTTAACTGGCGAAACTGTTAAGTTCCCGAGCGCTGCCCCGGTAGCGCTCGCTGCCTAAGCAATTAGGCACTGACTGAGAAAGCGCCGCAAGTAGCGTTCAAAAGTCAGCCGTAAAATCTTGCTGGTCTGAAGGTGGGCGACTTACCTGAAGACGAGAAAATAGGTCGATAAGGCTTATGGACCTTTGCTCGGAGTGGTCCTGAAAGCCTGACAATCGAACAACGAGACAAGCGTGTAGAGGCTTTAATTTTGTTATCGACGGACAGGGGTTCAATTCCCCTCGGCTCCACTCAGGGCCACACCTTTAACCGGGGTGTGGCCCTTTCTTTTTGCCCCAAAGCCTGCTTTCAGCAGGCTTTTTTCATTTCATGGGCTGGGTTTTCATACATACCTCTACATCAAGGAGGTTTACGATGATGCCCTATAAGCAAAATTTTGAGCGTGGAAATGTTGCGGGAGCGTATGTCCCACCCGCCATTTTGAAGCAACAAGAACACCAACGAGCGAAGTTAGCCAAAGACTTCAAGAATAGACCTGTATTTTTGGAAACAAAAATAGAGGTAGAAGCCGTTAATAAATCAGTTGCTAAAAAATTGTCTTCGATGCCAAATCAGGAAGAAAAGCCTGCGGAGATGATTTTTGACACGGGAGCTTATTTGCCGTCGTTTGTAATACAGCGGCAGGAATTCGACCGTGCCAAGAATGAAGTTGATCTAAGAGAGCTAAAGTCATTGATTACGGTGGAACCGGAATTTGATTCGGTTATTACGCCGGTCAAAAACCTCCCGCCTAAACCAGTTCAAGAAGAACCATCAGTTGACATGGTATGGCTAGAAGGTGCTTATGTAGCATCCTCTACCGTCCAACAGCAAGAACATGATCGGCTCAAAATAGGAACTGTGCCAGTGGTTATCAAGAACCCGGCAGATATACACCCTTTGATCTTTGAAGAAAAACCTGTGGTTTATTCTGATAAGGTGCAGAAATATAACTTGATCTTGCCTACCAAAGTGGCACGCAAGATTGCAAGGTCTGTAGAGATATTGAGAGGCAGTAAGCCAGAATGGGAAATTGGACAAGAATACTTAGCAGATTGCGGACTGGATGCACATTGGGTTTTCAAATGTGCGCCCTGGAAGGAGCTTCCGATCTGTGTGGACAACGAGTCAGATGGTGCATGGGTTCCGTTCATAGTCCTGTACCGTGTTGATTATTTTGAATGCAAGTATGTGAAAGAACAAGGTTCTGGCAGAGAATTTAGCCAAGACCACGGAGAAGCATACAACTAATGGAAAAGAAATGCCAAATACGATAAGAACTGAAGCCGAATTGTTAGCCCTGTTTATTGACAATAATCAGGGTCTAATCAACGCACAAGATATGCGTGACTTCGTGGTTTCTTCTCGTATTGGTCAAACATATCCAGGACCACGAGGCCACCAAGGATCAAATGGAAGTCCTGGTAGCCAAGGCGCACAAGGTCGAATTGGACCGCAAGGCGCACAAGGCGAAGGATCGACAGTACAAGGTCCAACGGGACTTCAAGGCTATCAAGGCGTTCAAGGAGCAGGGTTTCAGGGAGATGTTGGCGGGCAAGGCCCACAGGGTTATCAAGGCTTTGCCGGTGTCGATGGCAATCAAGGAAGCCAAGGCTACCAGGGCTTCGCTGGTATTGATGGAACCCAGGGCTATCAAGGTGCAGCAGGAACGGGACTTCAAGGCTATCAAGGAGCAGATGGACTTCAAGGATACCAGGGCAATCAAGGTGCAGCAGGAACGGGACTTCAAGGCTATCAAGGAGCAGATGGACTTCAAGGATACCAAGGCAATCAAGGCTTCCAGGGTAGTGACGCATCTGTTTCTTATACAAATGCGTCGGCTACACCATCTACAATTGGTGGCATCACATCTGGATCGACATTTAGTTTGCAAACTATGCAGCAAATGTGGGATAGACTTTTGTACCCATATCAATCGCCTGCGTTTAGTTCTTTTGTCATGTCTGGTCAATCTACCAGTGTAGAAGTTGGTGTCACTATTTCAGGGACTAAAACCTTTACATGGGGAACAACTAATTCTGGCAACGTAAGTCCCAATACGATATTGATTAGAGATGTTACAAATAACGTAGATTTGGCAACAAGTTCTGCGAATGACGGAACGGAATCCATTGCTCTGCCTACTGCCATTCAAAAGACGAGTCAGGCGACTCATCAGTGGAGTATTCGAGGCACCAATACTAATGCGGTGAATTTCTCGGCGACATTTACCGTTTCATGGTTCTGGCAAAGGTACTATGGACCCAGCACCAACACTACTCTCACTGAGTCTCAGATTGAAGCCTTGACGAATAGTGGGTTGGCAAGTGGTTTTAGTGGAACTTTTGCATACGCTGGAGGCGGTTATAAGTTCTTTTGTTTTCCCACATCATTTGGCTCTCCAGTGTCCTTTAAGGACGCAGCTACTAACTTAAACGTGGCAATGGCAAGCAGTGTGGATGATGCCTTTTTTTCTAATACAGCCAATAGTTTGTCTTATGGTCTGGTGTCAGTCACGAATGCTTTTAGTCAAACAACTAATTATCGTGTTTACCGATCTAAGAACATCCTTGGCGGGGCCATCTCGATAATAGTGGCGTAAGGACCAAATGTAATGCCAGCGATTCCAGGCTCAGTAAGCGTAACGGGCATTTTAGCCCCAACAGATACGACCGATACATATGCTGTAACCGATCCAGGTTACGGCATTGACGGCCTACGTTCTGTTGCGGACTATGCTGCTCGAAACGCCATTCCTGATGCTAGACGCCGGTTTGGTATGTTGGTGTTCACTCAAAACGACCAAATGTATTGGACGTTGAAAGTTGGACCCTGGGCAGGAAACGATAGTGATTGGACGGCACTGACACTATCCGCTAGTACAACAATTGCCTACAGGCGATCTTTTACCGACGCAGACCTATCTGCTGGTATTTTGTCTGTTACGCATAGTTTAGGTCAAAAATATGTCAGTGTCACCATTTACGACGAAAATGATAAACAAATCATACCGAGCGAGATTTCTCTCCAAAACACAACACAACTTCAGATTGATTTCACTGGATTTGGGACCATTTCGGGGACATGGAACCTTGTTGTAATTGGCTAACATATAACACCAGTGAATTTTGGTCTTTTTAGCCTACGCACAGTATATACGACTACACAACCCATGTAGAGATGTGAGAAGGGTCGGCATTCCGACAAATGTTAAAGGGGTAACAGAATGTCAAATATGGTTCACGGTCTAATAGACACAAAGTACATCGAGTACATTACTCATGGTTCGGAATCAACGACCTATGACGTAGGCACCGGCGCATCTGTTGCTCTCAGCATTGCAAGTTATACAATCGGCGGCAATACACTCAAAGATGGCGTATTTATTTACGTCGGCGGCTCTGGCGGCACTTGCAATATTACCAGTATCACTGGTGCAGAAGCCGGTCAATATTTGATCTTAAAACGAGGTACGTCTTCGACCAGAACGATCACAGTTGACGAGGCTGGCGGGTCCATTCACCTGAAAAATACTGCCACTACTTATGATCTCAGCAACGGTCCATTATGTTTACTTTTTAACGGCACATCCTGGACAGAGGTTTATCGAAAGTCTGGCGCACAAGGCTTACAGGGAAATCAAGGAAACCAAGGCTCACAAGGCAATCAAGGTCATCAGGGCAACCAAGGCAATCAAGGTCATCAGGGCAACCAAGGCAATCAAGGTCATCAAGGACCAATGCCCGGTTCTGGCGGCTCAGGCTTCCAGGGCTTCCAAGGCTTCCAAGGTCCGCAGGGGTTGCAGGGCGCACAAGGCAATCAGGGTGTTCAAGGCGCACAAGGAAACCAAGGAAACCAAGGTAATCAAGGCAACCAAGGCTTCCAGGGCAACCAAGGCAACCAAGGTAATCAAGGAAACCAAGGATTCCAGGGCAACCAAGGTCGTCAAGGTAATCAAGGCAACCAAGGATTCCAGGGCAACCAAGGAAACCAAGGCGCACAAGGAAATCAGGGCAACCAAGGCAACCAAGGTTTCGTCGGAAATCAAGGAGTGCAAGGCGCACAGGGAGTGCAAGGAACACAAGGCGCACAAGGAAATCAGGGCAACCAGGGTAATCAGGGGTTCATCGGAAACCAAGGCAACCAAGGCACTCAAGGCTTCCAAGGCTCACAAGGAAACCAGGGCAATCAAGGCACTCAAGGCTTCCAAGGCTCACAAGGAAACCAGGGCAATCAAGGCACGCAAGGCTTCCAAGGAAATCAAGGAAACCAGGGCAACCAAGGTACTCAAGGCTTCCAAGGAAATCAAGGAAATCAGGGCAATCAAGGTACGCAAGGTTTCCAAGGAAACCAAGGAAACCAAGGCAATCAAGGCAATAGAGGTTTCCAAGGCACATCGCCTCAAGGAAACCAGGGCAACCAAGGCAACCAAGGCGCACAGGGCAATCAGGGCTTTAATGGAGCGTTCTTGACTCGTGCTACCGGAACCTTTACGAGTGCGAGCTTGACTGCAAACGTATTGACTATTACGCACAGTTTGGGCATTGCGTTCCCACTGTTGATTCAGATTTATGATAACAGCACCAACTTGGTTATCCCGACTGAAACCACATACGTCAATAGTAACTCATCGACAGTTGACTTCACTGGTATTACGGTGACAGGTACTTGGTCTTGGATCATCGTGTACTAAGGAGTGAGATAAACAATGAGAACAGGTAAAATAACTTCTGCTACGTTTGTCAACCCTTCGTTTGGCATTACGACGATTTCTTCCAATACGATTAGCTCGTTGGTGGGATCGCACTATACTGTCACGCCCAGCGGCGGCGTTGGTACGTCAGATACGTTGACGACGATCAACTATACATCGTTGCAAGACGGCCAGTTATTGGTTCTTCGAGCCAACGGAACAAGCTCCTCAATCACAATAACCGCAGCGGGCAATATTGCTACACTGTCTCCTATTGTAATGACAGAATTTGTTTCTGTTTATTTGATTTATAACAGCACAGCATCCAAGTGGTATATTGCAGGTCGTCAGGGACATCAAGGAAATCAAGGCAACCAAGGTAATCAGGGAAATCAAGGCAACCAAGGAAACCAGGGTTCACAAGGTTCACAAGGAAATCAAGGCAATCAAGGTCATCAAGGCCCTCCTGGTTTTCAAGGCTTTCAGGGAGCTATTGGTTTCCAAGGCAACCAAGGATTCCAGGGCAACCAAGGCAACCAGGGCTTTCAAGGCAATCAAGGAAATCAAGGCAACCAAGGCACTCAAGGCTTCCAAGGCAATCAAGGAAATCAAGGCAACCAAGGCACTCAAGGTTTCCAAGGCAATCAGGGAAACCAAGGCAACCAAGGTACGCAGGGCTTCCAAGGCAATCAGGGATTCGTCGGAAACCAAGGCAACCAAGGC